CCGCGACATATCGAGCAGCGTCCGCCCGTAACGCCAGATTGCGTGATCGCGCATGATGCTCAGGTCGTCGTCCAGGTAATAACCCCCGGCGTCGAACTCGACCCCCTCCAGGAAGCGTCGCCCCGCGGGACTCATCGGCTCACCCGCCGCCCCCCGACGAACACCTTCGCGCGCGCCGTCAGCTTGTCGTCCTTGCCGGTCCAAAATCGCTTGCGCTCTTCCTCGGTCAGCTTCGCCAGGAACGCCTTCAGCGACTTCATGTCCCGCTGCCGGTCGATGTCCGCTTCGATCTCTTCGTCTTGCGTTGCCATGTTTTCCGCCGCGCTCACGGGTACGAAACGCGCCTGCGACTTCTGCACGCGCTCGGCCAGGCCCTTGGTGATCCCGATTGTTTCAGGCGCCGGGTCGACACCGTGCTGGGCATAATGCGAGGCGGCTTTCGCTTGGCCGTTCGTCGCGAAGAGGAGGCGTCGCGGGTAGGAGACCGGGCACGCCCCGTGAGCCATCGCCGTCTGCATCTCGTGCCGGACCCAGCCCCATGCGAACGGGGAAAACTTTGCCCCGTTGGGGTTCCAGGTGCGGATGGCGCGCAGGAGGCCGATGCGTCCGGCCTGCAGGAGGTCATCGCGCATCGACTCGCTCGCGCCCTCGATCTTCGCCATCAGGAACGCGGCAATCTTCTCGACGAGCGGCTCGTTGTCGGCGACGAGCGCCGCGAGCTTGGCCGGCGTCGGGGCCGCTTTCCAGGAGTCCCAGTCGGCGCGGATCACGATGCCCTCAGCGCATGCAACAAGGACTTGCCCTTGTGAATAGGCACATTGACGTGAATGAACGCACCGGAGGCGGCGACGAACTGCACCCCGTACCCGTGCGTCCAGGACGTCGGCGCGGTGTGCGCGTAGAGCGGCTGCAGCTTCGCGAGCGTCCCCGGGCACCAGGCGCCGAAGCCCGCCGACGTGACCGTGCGCTCGTTGGCGGCCTGCATCCGATGCGTGTGGCCGTGGACGACGTTCGCGCCGAATCGGACCAAGTGGGTGTACGTCGCGTGTTTGCTCGCCGCGATGCCGTGGACGAAGTAGCACTTGCCGAGCTTGATCGCGCCGGGGATGGCGAGGCCCATGTACTGGGCGCTGCGCTGGTAGTACGTCACCCCGCGTTGCTTCAGGCGAAGGGCTGCCTGCGGACCCATCGCGTCGAGGAAGCCGACGGCGTCCTTCTGGTTCAAGAAGTTCCGAGTCGCGAAGCGCTCGACGTGCTGCTCGTGGTTCCCTTCGAGGTAGTGGATGCGGGCGCGGGGGGCGCGGCGCTGGATCATGTCGAGGAAGACGTTCGCGGCTTTGCAGTCGTCCGCGTAGGACTCGACCATCTCATTCGTGTAGGAGCGCTGGTGCGTGCTGAACGTCCCGCCGGCGTCGAGGTGATCGCCGAGCATGACGATCTCCGTCGGGTCGAGCGTCTTCAGGTCGGCGAGGAAAGCGTCGCGCGCCGGGAGGTCAATGTGCTCGCCGTGGCTGTCTGGAATGCAAACGCGAACGCCGCTTTTCACAACGGCCTCCTGAGGAAAACGTCCGGGCAGGCACTCACACCGTGATTGAGCTGAATCTCGCGAAGGCCGCACTTCGGGCACTTCGTCTTCAGGGTGACGACGCTTGTCCAACCGGCTTCCTTGGCCGCCAGTCTGACGTTGCTGTAGTACGTTCGATCTTCGGGGCTCATAGGACCTCTACTTGTGTCGGATTAGCCGAATGCTTTGCGAGGTAGGCGTCGGCCGCAGCTCGCCACGGACGGTCTTCGAGGTGCGCCAGACGGGTGTTGCAGATTCGGCAGAGCAGTCCGCGCGGCTGATTTGTCGCGTTGTCGTGATCTGCCGCGACCGAATCGGCCGTTCGCCCGAGTGGCTGCATGGCGACGCCGCAGATCGCGCAGCGCCCTTCCTGCGCCGACCACGCCGCGTCGAACGCCTCCTGCGTCCAGCCTGAGCGCCAGAAACGGTGCCGCGCGCGGTACCGATCTATGTTGTCCTCGCGATGCTTCTTCATGTAGGCGAGGCGCTTCACGCGGTTCTCCGGCTTGGCGTACCAAGCGACGGCCTTCACACGCTGTCGCTCTCGCTCTTCACTCTGCGTCAGCATCTTTGCCCCACATCTTGCAGAGTCCGAGCGCTACCTCGTCGGTCATTGGCTCGAACGGTTGGGCGAGGCGTTGGCGGGCTTTCTCGACCCACTCGGGATCATTATCGAGACCCACATAATTACGCCCCAATTTGAGGCACGCCTCGCCTATCGCCGCGCTTCCACAGAAGGGGTCAAAGACCGTTTCTGATCGATCACTGAACAAGGCCACGAGCTTGAGACATAGATCGAGGGGCTTCTCGTTGGGGTGCCTGCCCTTCTTTCCCCTTGTGCCGTTGCACGACCAGAGGCCGTACGACCCCTTGCCGTTCCAGCGCTTCTTAGGGTGGTTTTCGCCCTTCTGACCGTGAAGGATGGCAATCCCCTCGAACGCGGTCGCGGGGCGGTCGGCCGTGAGCTGGCCCATGGCGTTCTTTTTCGCCCAAACGCCCCCGCGCACGTACTCGTCGGGGCAGACGCCCTTGATCAGGCCGAAGGCTTCGAGGTCGGAGAAGCTGACGACCCAGCGCTTGGTGATGCGAATGGCGTCCTCGAGCCAGGCGTAGCCTTGGAGCGGCGCGAACGGGAGCTCGTACTTGGGGACGGCCTTGGTTCCGACGAGCGAGCCGGAGCAGAGGTTGGCGTGAACGTGGGGCGAGTACGGCGGGTCGGTCAGGAGGACGTCGACTTCGCCCGCGCCCATCTCCCGGAGCGTCTTGAAGGAGTCGGCGACGTGAAAGACGTGGGCGGTCATCGTCGCCCCCTGAGCGCCCGGATCTCGAGCGTCACGAACAAGACGCTGAGCCACACGCCGAGCTGCCCGAGCGCGAGCGCTTTCTCGAAGGGGCTCATGACTTTCTCCGAAGGATGTGAAGGATTTCGTCCAAGGTCAGCCACGACCAGAGGCTCCGGCTGACGAAGGGGATCGCGAGGTCCTGATATCTCTGCCGGGCGATAGACATGCCCCCCGACACGCCGAGGTCGCAGTAGAAGACCGCGAGGTCCGCCTTCACGGACCAGGCGAGGCCGGCCTCGATGCCGAGGGCGCGCCCCTCGGGCCTCAGGTCGTCGAGTACTTGCGGGTAGAGGAGATGACTCGCGATGGGTGCTTCCCCGCGGGCCAGGCAGTCGCCCATCGCGAACCGGGCGTAGGCGACGTGGTCCTCGACGGTGAGTGGCGCGCGGGCGGCGTAGGGGGACTCGAGGGCGACGAGCTTCAATTGAGGCCCACGCTTTCTTTCGCGTCAGTCATGTCGATGATCGCGAGCATCAGGCCTGCGCCGGGGTGGGTCACGAGCACCGGGAACTTCGACGGGTCCGGCCGCTCTTCGCCGAGGCCCACGACAGTCTTCTCTGCCCAGGGCGCCTGATCGATCACCGCGCAGAGCAGCTCGATCCGCGTGTACCAGCGCCACGTGACCTCGCCCGCCGTGTCGGAAACGGCCAGGAGCGCGAGGTCGTTCTTGCCTGCTTGCAGGCGAGCGGTGCGCATATACGCGGGAGCGTCGCGGAGGACGTGGAGCAGCCCGAGCGACTTCCACTCGCGGTAAAGCTCGGCGTTTTCGGGGGTCACTCGGGCACCGTGTACGAGACGAGCTTGACCTTGCTCGAGGCGATTTTGCCCTTCAGCGCCCGCAGGACGATCGAGGCCGTGTGGCGGCTCACGAACTCGTCGGCATCACGGCGGTCTTTCGTCCACCCGAAGGTATTCCAATACTCGTTGACGTCCTTGATTCTGTAGTACTTGATCATCAGACTGACTCCTTGCTTCCGCGCGACATGGGTTTGCCCAAACGCTTCTCTTCGAGTTCCTGGAGCTTCGCGAGCGCCCGCCAGGCCAGCGCCGCCGCGTCCTCGTACTCGCCCGACACGGGGTGAACCGTCTCGATGTCGATGAGGTGCCGCGCGATGCAGTCGGGATGATCCATCGACTTGCCGCGGGCCCAGTGCAGGGGTTGACCCGGGTTGTGCTTGTCGTTGCCCTTCTTGCTGACTCGGGCGACGGCGGCAATCGCGAGCGGGAAGTAATTGAGCACGCCGCTGAAGATCGGGATTTCCTTGCGCTCGTCGGAGTCGGTCGGGAGGACGTAGTCGGTCTTCGGGAGCGCCGGCGGGGTAGGGGTGTGTTCAGTGTACTCGGCAAAGACCGCTTGCATCTTCGGCCACGGGCGCGCAGGAACGTGGTGGAACGGGGGCGGGGGCCTCGTCGAGTAACCGGCGTTGGGCGGCGGGGGCGCCGTCGACCAGCCTTCGGTCACGTCCGCGTCGTCGAGCACCTCGTGGTCGGGCAGCCACTCCAGCGCGACCGGGATCTCTTGACCGCGCCGGCCGAGCCGCAGGTCCTCCTCGACCGCACATGACTTCGAGCAGTACGTATCGTTGGGGAAGGCCGGGTCGCCGCAGGTTTTGCAATCGCTCATATACTATGGCGATTAGCTAATTGACTAGGCGGCCTTCTTCGGCGCCTCGGGCGCCCAAGGTACGAGCCGGCCCTGATCATCGGTAACGGCGTAGGCGCCCTTCGACCAGAGCATCATCGCGACCGGGGGCGCTTCCACGGGGCAGTCGTGGACGAAGACGTTCGCGCCCTCGCACATCAGCCGAGACATCTCACGCGCCGCCGCGTCGCAGTCGCCCATGGGGCCTTCGGCTATCAGCTCATCGTGAACGAAGGCGACCACGCGCCAGCCGTACAGGGGTGAATTGACGTCGACGTAGCAAGCCTTGGTCACGAGCCATAGCGCGTTCTTCGCCGCGTCCGCCCCGAGCCCCTGGAACCGACCGTTGCAGAGCGCCGAGTACCGAGCACCGCCCCGCACGCGGCCGGAGAAGATGTGCGTCTCGGTCCCGACCTTCGCGAAGTTGTTCGTCGCCAAGGCCGCGAGCCGGAAGTGCTCGTTCATCTCCGGGTAGAGCGCGAGCCACGCTTGCTTCGCCGCCATGGCTTCCTGCTCGGACATGTTGACCCGGTAGGCAACGCGGGCGTACCGAGCGAGACCCTTGGCACCGAGACCGCCGGGCAGACCGAAGTTGATGGCCTTCGCGCGCTGTCGGTATTCCTTTACCGCTTTGCTGCCCTTGCCCTTCTCGACCTCAGCGTCTTCGTAGGTCATGCCGAGCTGGGTCGCGGCGGTGAGGAGGTGGACGTCCTTGCCCTCGTTCAGCGCTTCGCCGAGCTTGGAGTAGCCGATGTTCGTGATGCACCACTGCGCGAGGGTGTGGAGCTCGAGGCCCTCGAAGTCGGCCTGGATGAAGCAGTTGCCGGGGCGCGGTCGAAACGCCTCTCGTATGCCAGCTCCACGATTGATCGCCTGCAGGGCCGGCTTCGAGGCTGTCGTGCGGCCGGTGTCGGCGAGCCCGTAGCGCGGTTGGATCGGTACTTCGCAGCCGGATCGCAACATCTTGACATCGTTCGCGAGTGTTTTGCGCAGGGTGAGGTACCGAGAATATTGACCTATGACGGAGTCTTCATCCAACCGATCGCACGCCTCGGACGAAAGGGAGACCGCGCCGCCCTTGGTCTTCGCGATCGGTAGCCCCTCCTCCTCACACGCGCGCGTCATTGCAGCTTGCGCGGCCTTCGTGTCGGCGGTGCCGTTATCGCGAATCAGGCCCTCGTTCTGAAGTTCGCGTTGTAGTTCCTCGAACTCCGCGGTGAGCCGGGCCTCCAAGGCGTCGACAGCCTCCGGGTCCGTGCAGATCCCCCACGCGCTCGACAAATGCAGCGCAAAGGCGGCCCTCGCTTGGCGCCACTGGTCACGGAACACGTCGGCGTGCGCCACGTTGATCTGCGACTCGTACAGCGCCAACGTTACCCGCGCGTCCTCGATCGCGTAGTGCTTGGCGTCCTCGGGCCAGTCGGCGAGCGCGACGTCGTGCAGCTCACGGTAACGGAGGCGCCACGTGTCCTCTTTCTGAAGATGCCTGCCAAAGTGCCGGGCCACACAATCGGCGAGCGAATATTTCACGGCCTTCAATTCGCCGTCGGGTCCCTCGTAAGATCGGAACTGGCCGCGACTGATCATCACGAGCTGCTCGCGAATCATTGAGTCGCAGATCTCGTCCCGATCGTACTTGGCGAAGATGAGCGGTAGCAGGTCAGGGAAGGCCGCCCCGAGCACCCCCGCGTCAAACGCGATGTTGTGTCCGACAAGCACGTCCGAACCGCGAAGTAGCTTTTCGATGACTGGGCGCGCTTCGCGATGGGTGACGAGCTGCGGGTCGTCGCCTTGTCGCTGCCACTGCAAGCAGACGAGAGGCGGCGCAAGAAGACCGGGCTCGATCAACCAGGACTCGCAGTCGATCGCGACAACCGTCACGATGCCCTCCGCGACTGATGCGCCGCAATCGCTTCCGCGTACGGCCCCGCCCACTTCTCAAGGATACCGAGATTCAGATTGCAGCGACGGCAGAGCAGGCCGCGCACGCATTTGCCACATGTTCTTTGCCCGGGGCAACATGCGCGGTCGTGATCGGTGTGCGTCTCGGACCCGGTTCGGGACAACGCTATGTGACAGATTGCGCACCGGCCGCCCTGCGTGGTGAACAAGGCTAGGTACTGCTCCGCCGTCATTTTGTACTTGCGCGTGCGTTGCCGTACGTTGTCCCGCAAGCGGTATTCTGCATCCTGCATGCGCGCGGTCGTGGCCTTCACCCCGCAAGGGAGGCACCTGTTGCGCGACCCCCGCCGTGTCTGCGACTGACACTTAGCGCACCACGCAAGAGGCGCGTCTTTCAACTTCGGTCCGCGCCGTTTGTCGTCGGGCCTCATCGGGTGAACCTCGCGCAGTAGCGGCACGCGCACTTCTCGGGCAACCAATCGGACAGGATGATGCGCTCGCACACCCAGTTGAAGCGGTGGTGGAGCACGTGATTGTCGAAGGCGTCGGCCAGGTGGATGAGGAGACTCTTGAGGCTCATAGGAGGCTGAACGTCACGGTGTGGTCGAACTCGATGATGGTGCCCGGCAGCGTGATCTCTACGGTGCCGTCGGGAAGGCCCTTCGTGACTACGCCCGCGACCTGCGTGCCGAAGAAAACACGCTTCGGCTCAGGCTTCGGCTCCGGCGGGTGGTACTCGCACGGGAGCGGGGCGCCGCACTTGGGGCACTCGTTGAGTTCGGTGGTCACTTCTTACCTACCTTCACGGGGACGTAGTCGTAATGCGTCGGGCAGATATCCAAGTAATGGCACCCGCACTTGGGGCAGAACACGAGCGTCGACTCGATCACGAGCTTGCGCTCCGGCGTCGGGTGCGGCGTCGACATCCAGTTGTGGGGGAAACCTGCGCCGTACATCGTAACGCCGAAAGCCCCGCCCCGACGTCACGCCCATACCGCACCGATTACACGGCGCTTTGGGGCGAAACGGCAGGACGGGGCGAGCAGCAAGCTAAGCTAAGCTACGTGATCAGGCCGCGACCGTAGCCGCGGGCGGGGCGATCGTGAAGTTGTGGAGCGTGAACTCCTGGCGCTTCTCCTTCGTGATCTTCGTGGTCGTCTGGAGGAACACGCGACGGCCCGCGAGCGGATTCGCATCCGACACCGCGAGGTTCAGGAGCTTGCTCTGGTTCGGCTTGATCTTCTCGTCGATCGTCTTCTTGTCCTTCGCGGGGTCGAGGGCGAGGGCGGCGTAGTAATACTGGAGGATCGCGCCGTAGGCGGTGTCTTCCTGCATCGGCATGATCTTCTGGAACCACGAGTAGCGCGTCCCGGGGGCGACGGTCTCGGGCATGTTGCTGCTTTCGACGGTGAACTCGACGACGAACGCATCTTCGCGCTTGGTCGTGGTGATTCCCTTGACGCGGTCGGTGACGACCACGCCAGCGAACTTCGGGGGGAAGTTCGGGAGCTTCGAGGAGGCGTCCTTGTTGTCGATTTTCTCAGAAAAGAAGGCCATGTGAATTATCCTGTTATTTAGAGGGTGGGGTCGAGGGAGAGGAGTTCGCTGCCCAGGCGGATCGTGCCCGGGATGCTCAGGCCCATGTCGGGCGAGGTTTCGGACGTGAAGAGGTCGTAGGCGGCGTATCCTGCGCCCGGGGTGAAATTGTACTCGGTCTGCGCGCGCTTCTCGACGGACTCGCGGGTGAGCCGTCCACGACGACCTTCCCACGCGCCGGCCAGTGCTGCAAGCTCGGGACGCGACTTTTGCGCGGCGAGCCATGTGTTGAAAGAGAGCTGCTTCATCTGTCTAATTAGCCTCCGTAATACCTGGAGGCTTAGCTTTTTCACCCCCAGCGCCGGCCGGAGCGCGCGACGTGTGTATCCGGCCAAAGGATATCCGCCAGCATAATCTTCTGGCTGGCGCCGAGGATGTCGGTCTTGACCTGCGAGCTGGCCAGCGCCCGGGGGATCGAGTCGAGGTGCTCTTTGCAGCCCACCAGGACCTGGACGCTCACGCTGTCCGCGGGCTGGCCTTCTCGGTGCAGGCGACCCAGGGACTGCTCCCAGCGCTCGGAGTCGGCCGGCGGGGCCGTGTAGAGGCCGGACGAGTGCTTGTACTGGATGTTGCGCCCCGTGCTGTTGGCCGCGAGCGAGGCGATGACCGGGCCGTCGTGGTCCTCGATGAAGTTCCCTCGAGGGTCGAGACCCTTCGCGCCGAAGAACGGCACACCTGTCCGTTTGCTCAGCTCCCGTGCGAAGTGATTGTGGGCAATCCAGACGACGCCCTCTGTACGGCCTTTCAGCCAGTCCGCGCAGACGTTGAGGGCGGTCTGATCATGCCAGACGGGGACGGGGTTGGCCGTGAACGTGCCTTTGACCGCGCGCCACGCCGGGAGTAGGCCGTAGGGGTCCGGGAGCTTGCCGTCGGAGATGGCGTTGGTCACCTGGAGCTCACTGTCGATGCCCATCTGCGACGTCAGTCCGTCGGCGAGGAGGTCGCGCACGTGAGCCGCGTACTGCTTGCGTGCCTCGAGCCACCCCTCGGGGGCGCCCGGTTGCCACTCGTAGTGAAGGCCCAGGGCGATCATGCGGGCGACCGCCCATAGCTGGAAGGCTTCGGTCAGGGTCCAGCCGTCGGGGCGCTTCCACTCGCTTCGGAGGAGCTCGAAGTTCGCTTCGGTCGCGGCATTGGCGGGGTACTCGAGGGCATCGATCTCGAGGCTGCCCTGGTAGTCGTCCTTCGCGTCGGCGCTGATGATGCCTTGCGTGGCGTTGGCGCGGGCGAAGAAAAGACGGCGCGCGGTGCGGACCTCCTCGTCGTCCTGGACGAAGAACTCGACGCCCGTGCTCGGGACGACGACGGCCTTGTTCCGGTCCGTGATGACCTCGGGGACGCCGCGGGGGACTTCGGGCGCGTGGGGCATGAGGTCGAGGAGCACGCCGGGGGAGCGCCGCGAAAGGGGATTGACCTTTTCGTCGAGCGCCTCGGACCACTCGAGCAGGGTCTGGTTGTAGAGCGGGAGCGGGGAGGTGTCGCGATGGGACCACTCGAGGAGGTGCGCGAAGTCCTTGATCGACGACTTCATGATCGTGCCGGACATCGGGACGAAGATCGTCTTGGGGTTCTTCGCCATGTAGCGCGAGAAGCGGCGGGTGACGGCGGCGCGGAGGTTCTTGAGACGGTGGGCTTCGTCCGCGATGATCATGTCGGGGTTGATGCCGCCCTGCTGACCGTCGAGAGTGTCCGCCCCGGAGACGCGCCCGAGCTTTTCGTACGATAGGAACCTGAGCTGCTTCGAGACGCGCCAGTAACGCATATCGGTTGCCCACTCGCGCTCCGTCTTCTCGATCAGGCTCGCGGGCAGGACGAGGACGGGGCGGGCTGCTCCGACGACCCGCGCGGCGAGGAACGAGACGAGGGTGTTGTGCGTAACGGTGAAGTCCCCGAGCAGGAAAAGGCGGTCCGGCCCGGCCAGCTCGAAACCAAAGTAGTCCCCTTCGCCAAGCGACTCTGCGGACAGGCCCGTGACGAGCACGGACTTCTTCTGTTGACGCTTCGGGGCTTTCTTCCTGGAGATGCGGCAAGGGATCTCGGCGATGTCCCCAGAGATGCTGACGCGGTAGTACGTTCCTACAGCGCCCGTCTGACAGCTTTTCTGACACGGAGACTTGTACGCCGCGAAACCGAGGGACCGAGACAGGAAGCAAACATCGTCTGCGAGACGCTCGTTCTTGGCTATGAAGTCGAATCCGTGACCTAGGCTGCCGTCCGTGTCGAGAAGCCCCGCTAGCACCTCGAGCCGAACGTGCCGCGAGTTCGACTTGTACGCCTGAGGAACGTGCTTGTTTCCGATTACGCCGAGCGCCGCAAGCCAATTCGAGACCGGGTTGCGGCCGTGTCCGCCGGTGCGCCCCGTGTTGAAGTGATACGTCTTCGCGGCATTGCCCGGCAGGTCCTGGACGCGGACGCCGACCTCCCAGCGGCGCGCGAAAGCGTCAATCTCCTCGACGATCTCAATGTCCGCCGAGGTGATCGAGGGGGTCGCCGTGGTCCCGTCGCCGAGCCACACGCCGAGCATGTAGGGCTCGATCGCTCGCTGCGGCGCGAAGTCGACGCCGACGCGGTAACCCTTCCAGTTGTCACGGAACCACTCGCTCTCAGCGACGAACTCTCGAACCGTCAGGTTGCGCACACGCCCGCCGACTTGACACGGCAGGTCGCCGCCGCCCATCGGGGTCTGTTTCAGGCTCAGAATGTGGCTCGCGTTCACGACGTAGGGCTCGCCTTTGACCGGCGTGATCCGAAACATTTCCTCGCGCCCCGTACAGGTACTGACGACGGTTCGCGGACGACTGTCGGGCCCCATCAAGAGATCGCCGACCGCCACCTCTTCTGCGGGCTTGATCGTGCCGTCAAACATGAGAACGGGTGTGCCGCGGCCGAGACACTTGCCCCCGCCGACGCGGATCGGGAAGAAGCCCTTGTACGCTTCGCCGAGGTCGAAGAGCGCTCGGGCCTGTACCGGCCGGAGGCCGAACGGGATCGCCTTGGTCTTACCGTGCGGGACGTAGAGCTCCCCGTACGCCGGCGCCCCCTTCGTCTTGAGAAGGTCGGTCATGGTCTTCTCGAGGCCCGCCGGGTACGTCTCGTCGGTGCGGATCGGCAGATTTTTGATGCGCACGAAGTCGGCGGACTTGGCGACGGGGGGCTTGCTCCACATGATTATCTGCCTTCGATTCTGTCGAGGACGTCGGCCGCAATGAGTTCGGGCCGTGGCGGCGAAGCCTCGATCGCGATGAGCGCCTGGATGGCGAGGGCGAAGTGCTCGCGCTCCTTTTTGGTCATGTCGATGTCGTCGCGCAGGCCCGCGATCTCGACACGCAGTCCCCGAAGAAGTTGTTCGTTGGTCACGGCTTCCTCTCCTTGACGCCACAGATGTCGAAAGAGACGAATACGCCCTCTTCGTCTTGTAGTTCGTCGATCGCGAGACTTTCGACGAACTCCTGAGCGTGATCCTCATCGTCCGCCAGGACTTCGACCGTGCCGCTAAGCACGACGTTGACGTGAACGAGGTACGTCTTGGTTCCGGTCTTGTTGTGCATTTACTTCTTCGACTCCTTCAGTGCCACGAGGGCGGCAGCGATTTGCCCGAGCAGCTCGAGGACGGTGATGCGGAACGCCTCTTCGTGGCAGGCGCCGAGCTTGGTGCGGAGTTCGTAGGCGGCGAGGGGGGACTTCATCTTCGGCCCCGCGTCATGATGAAGTAGAAGATCAGGCAGGGGATCGTGAGGACGACCGTCCCGACCGCCGCGCCGAGAACAAACCACGCCACGACCCAAAGGACGGGGTTCATCGCACGGCCTCCGGCGGCGTCAGGCGCTCGGACAGCACGGTGACCGCTTCTTCCCCGGCGACGAGGTCGTCGTCGCAGAAGTGAAAACGTGCCCGCTCGGGTGCGTTCGTCGGGGTGTACCACTCGGCGACGACGACGACCTCGTCGTCGCGACGGACCCAGTAAAAGCCGGGTTCGCGGGTCATCGCACGGCCTCCACGAGGACGCCCGCGTTCGCGCGCAGGAAGCCGAGCATCTCGGGCGGGTTGATCGCGAGGGGGTTCTTCACGACGAGGGTCTCGACCGGCTTCGCCGCGAGCATCTTGCAGATCATGTTGAACATGTTGCCGTTCGTCTTGTAGCCGAAGCCGTTGAAGTACGCATCGGCGCCGAGGGCTTCGCGGGCGTCCTGGACCATGTGGTCGAAATCCACGAAGTCCGTCCCCTGCACGGTGGCACCGACGACGAGGGTGTCGATCAGCTTCGTCCGCGCGAGCGCGACGGGGTCGGCGTTCTTCGCGTCAATGGCGGAAGGCAGGGTCGCGAGCACCTCGGGCGTCTGCGGGACTTCGGAGTCGCGGGGGTCAAGGGTCGGGCCGGGGGACGCGAGCACGGCTTCGGCGGGCGCCACGGGCGGGAGGTCTTTCGGCTTGTTCTTGCTGCCGACGGGGCGGCCCGGGCGCTTCGGCGGGTTGATGGCGGCGGGCGGCGGGGCGGCGACGGCAGCGGCCACCATCCCGACGGCGTCGTCGACCTTCGCGCCTTGCTCGACGAGGGAAGCGACGACGGCTTGCACGACGTTCGTTGCGGCCGGCGCGAACTCGAGGGGGCTCGGCGGCATCCAGGCGTTGCCCGGTGTGTTGACGACGGGCGCGGTCGGGGCGGGGCCGTCGAGGAGGCCCATCATGATGCTGAGCGCGTCTTCTGCGGGCGGCGCGGCGGCGGCGGCGGGGGTCGACATCTTGGCCTCATTCTGGTTCATGGCGAGCATTCGGTCGAGGACGTTCACGGTTTTCGGCTCCTTCTTGTCCCGAAACATCGGGATTCCACATCGTTCCTTGTGCGGGCACCCACCATAGGCGTCGCACTGGTCTTCACTCTTCGCGAGGGTCAAAACGTATTTGTGCACCGCGACCGGGTCGGACGCCGGCGGGCACGCATCGGCAGCGGCTTGCATCTCGTCGGCGTAGCTCTCGAGCGCCGCGAAACCCAGTGCAGCATGATCGCGAGTCATCGTCACGTCAACCGGCTTGCTGCGGTACGTCGGGCGGGTGTTCGCGTAAATCCACCGAAGTGCGACGGAATGCTCGTCGGGGTGCAGGCTAAAATAATCCTCCGCATACAGGATGGCCTGCGGGTCGACGAGCAGGTCCTCGGCGGTCTTGGCGTACTTCAGGTCGGACGTCGTCTTGTAATCGACCACCATCCGCGGCACTTGCAAGTCCTTGTAGCCCATCCAAGCGTGCCGACCTTGCAGGCTAAATTGCCCCTCAACTTGCTCCCCCTCGGTGTGCGGCGGCCAGTGGAGCATGATCTCGCCCGCGACCTTGCCAGCGGGGAACTCCTTCGCCCCGTCCGGCATGGTGATCGAGTAGTCGATCGTCGAGGGGTCCTTGCGCCACTCCTCGAGAAGGCCGTGGACGAAAGTGCCGCGGTTGTTGGCCGCGCTCGGGGGCGTGATGTAGCCCGCGAAGTAGCGCCAGCCCGCCGACCGGTGGCACGCCATCCAGGTCCCGATGCGACTGGCCGAGAAGACCATGCGCTTCGTCAAACCGCTAACCGTCATATCATGTAGCGGTATACGAGAATCATCGAGTCGGCACATTGAGCGAATATCGTGGCGGGGTTTCAGTGAACGCGCAAGGAGAAATGTGAAATACTTCCCGGTCGTGCCCGAAAGCAAAAAGCCCGCCGTTCGCTGGAGTGACCCCTCGACCTGGATCGACGGTCCCCCCGAAGACGGCGTGTGGCATGCGATTCCGTGCGGGCAAAATAACGGCATATTTGTCGTCGACTTGGACGTCCGCGAAGACCGCAACGGCGTGATCTCGCTCGCCGAAGCTTTCCCCGAGGGGCTCCCCGACACGCGCACGGTGCAGACGAAGCACGGGTTCCACCTGTATTACGCCTATCCCCCTGCGGGACTGCGCGGGCGTATCGCCATGCTCCCGGGCGTCGACGTGAAGAGCGAGGGGGGTTACGTGATCGGCCCAGGCACGCCCGGCTATCGGCTCCACGCCGACGTTCCGATCGCGGAGGCCCCCGAGGCGCTCCTGGCGATGATCAGGCGCGAGAACGAGGCCCAGGCAGGGGAAAGTGCCATCGCGATATCGCCGGACCACCCGGACTTCCAGTGGCGCGGGGAGAAAGCGATGGCCTTCCTCGAGTCCGAGCCCCCCTGCATCTCGGGCCAGGGCGGCGACCAGCAGCTTTTGAAGGTGTGCCTCCGGCTCGCGCGCACGTACGAGTTCCCGCACGAGGCGTCCCTAGAGCTCCTCGAGCCGTACAACGCCCGGTGCCAGCCCCCGTGGTCCCGCGAGGAGATGCTTCGCAAGCTCGTCTACGCCGCCGAGAAGGGCACCGGACCGACGGGCTGCGCGCCGCAGGGGTTCGCGAGCGCCATCGTGCCGGTCCCCATACGCACGGTCACGCCCGACCAGTGGCTCCCGCCTCGCAATCCCGAGCACGAGTACACGTTCGACTCCGGCGTCGCCCTCCACGGCGGCGACCACGCGCAGAAGCTGACGGCCATCGACGACCGGGAGCTGGGCTGCGCGTTCATCGGCCCGAGCGCGCCCCCGACCTGGTGCGGCGTGTTCCGCTGGGATGACTTCCGCGAGCGCATCTACGCCTTCAACCCCCCGATGCGCCTCGACGCGGAAGGGGCCCGCGGGCTGACGGATAACGATCTGACGGAAATCGGCTTCTGGCTGAACTGCAACTCGCGCGGCTTCACGACGATCGACAAGCTGCACCGGACGATCACGGCCGCCGCGATGCAGGCGAAGTTCCACCCCATTCGCGATTACCTCGACGCGCTCCCGAAGCCTTCCGACGTCGACGCGCGCGCCTGGTTTGCCGACAGTGCGGCGCGGCTCTGGGGTGGCAACGCGCTCGAGAGCGAGATGTTCAAGCGCCAGTGCATCGCTGCCGTCCGTCGCGTGCGACAGCCGGGATGCAAGGTGGACGAGATGCTCATCCTCCACGGCTTGCAGGGGTTGAAGAAGAGCCAATTCCTTCGCAAGCTCTTCTCGGCCGAGTTCTTCCTTGATCAGCTCCCAGGCGATCTCGGGAACAAGGACGCGGCCGACGCGCTGAAAGGCAAGTGGGGAGTAGAAGTGCCGGAGATGACGGCCGCGATGAGCCGCAAAGAGGAGAACGTCCGAAAGGGCTTCCTCTCGAGGCAGGACGACACCTACCGCGCGCCGTACGGACGAACCACCGAGACCCGTCAAAGGCAATGCGTCATCTTCGGGAGCACGAACGACGACGACATCATGACAGACCCCACGGGCAACCGGCGCTACAACATCATCCACATCGAGAAGGAGATCGACGTCGACGGGTTCGACCGTGATCAGCTCTGGGCCTACGCGAACGTGCTCGAGGCGGCGGGCGACACGCACTTCTTCAGCCGCGAAGAAAGTGCCGCCACCGACGCGCATCGTCAGGCATACACCGCGACCGACCCGTGGGCGGACGGTGTCGTCGCCTACGTCGAAAAGTGCCGCGCCCGAGGGGACACGTTCCTGCGATCGAAGGAAGTGCTCACGAAGGCCATCGTCATCGAGGAAGCGAAGCAGACACCGGCGGACCTGACGCGCGTGCAACGCATCCTCCGCGGCTACCTGAAGGTCGGCTCGACGGTGGTCCGCGACGGCGAAAAGACGATACGGGCCTACCCCTTGTGAGCCGATCGGGAAGGACCCAAAAAGTGCCGCGGGAAGGACCCGGATAGCAAAAAGTGCCGCGGTTTCGGTTTATAAAATTTCCCGGTGGGGGACTCGCACACACTCGCACCTGCCCACACACCCACGCACACCTCACACTATTCCCTACATTTGATTACTTGACCTCAGGTTCGGCTGCACCGACCATGAGGCGCCACACCTGATGCAGTGTGCGTCCTGTCGCCGAAGCGAACCGCATATCCCAGTCTAGCAATGCGTTGACCGTCTCGCCGCGCGCCCCTCCGTCGACCAGCCAACGGCGATGCCTGTACAGCGCCGCCGCGTCTCCGTCGAGGTAGAAGCGCCTTCCGTCTTTCGTCCAGCGCTCGACTATCATGGGTGACTCCAGCGGGCCTAGCACGTCGCGCATCGCTTCCCACGCTTCCCTTGTCGTCTTCATGGGGCCCCGCAATCGCACCCCCACGTGCGCGCGCCGCAGCCTTCGCAAAAGCCGTGACCTTCGCAGCGTAGACCGAACGTGCGACAGACGAGTGAGGCGAACATCGAGGGCAAGCCTACCAGCAAGGCGAACAAGGCGACAAGGTGCACAATCATCCGCGCCTCTTTCCGTAGCGACAGAAGGACGTGAGTATCCCCAACAGGAACGCGATCAGGTATCCCATGCTAGAGGTAGTCTCCTTCAGGCGGATCGGCGTAAACGTCTCCCCAGTCGTACGTGGGCGCCGAGTAGTCCAGCCAGACCCACAAGCCGACCACGTCGACGGTAGCGTCGCGCGCGACCGCCCCCATCCTCAAGTCGGACATGTCTTCATCCGTGAGCTCAGAGCGCTTGCCTACGCAGATACAGTGCGCGCCGGGTTCGCGGCGTGCTCGGGCGAGCTTGCGTAGGGCCTCGTACACGGCCCTGGCGCCGCTCACTTGTCCCCCAGGTAAGCGAGCATTTCGGCTTGCGTGGGATTCTCTAGGACGTACGTCCACTCCCAAGAGCGAAGGTAGCCGCTGTCGGTATAGGTCATATCCGTTTCCGATTGCTCGCGCGCGTACTCTTCTTCTTGCTCCTCGGTAGCGCCCTTGGCTCGCGCGTCGAGGTGATACTCGTTGTACGTCTCCGCGAGGTCCGACAGGTGCCCCGGGGCGTTGTCCGCGAGCCGTCCGGCTGCTTCTTCGAGGCAATCCTCGATACCGCGTCCCCACGCTGCGACAAGCGTGTCGGCGTAGGCACCGAACGCGAACACGAAGCAATCGCCCCCTTCGCCATCTTGCGGCGCGTTGGCGAGATTGATCCGTATCTCGTGCGACATAGGCTTTTCAACGCCGATGTACGCAGGGGCATCGACACCGTAGAAGGGCGCCCATTCGGTGATAGCGACTCCTTCAAGGTCCCATCGCTCCCAAGCGTGCAGCACTTGCATTGCGACGTACGCCGCGCCTTCGTCGGTCAAGTCGTTCTCGAGAAAGACGTGGCAAGCGTCGCAGTGCTGAGGGCAGTCCGCCTCATCGACCGCGTGCGGGCCCTTGGGGTAATCGTCGGAGTCGTAAGACGTCTCGTCGTCAGGGTCGAGCGGCGGCGCTCCGTCAAGACCGAGGTCCAGCCGCGCGCGGATAGCCTCGCCGCAAGCCTCGCAATAGAGCGCCGCTTGATAGATGTAGCAGTAGCCTGTAGCGCTACCGAGTGGGATATCGTTAGATGTAGTATTCATGGTGATACCTTCCCGTCGAGTTGGGACTCGACGGCAAGATGTCAGCAAGCGTAAATCAGACCGTCGTCTCCCACGTAGAGGTCAACCTGCTTGAACGCGCGCGCGGCTGCATCGAGTCGACTTGCGTGCGGTTCTTTCCAGTCGCCATCCCAGAATCCGCAACCGTGTCCGTTGCGATTGAGCCAGAAATCGTGCCCCGCTCGCTCGGATGGCGTGTAGTCGCTGGCGAACTTGCACGCACCTTCGGCCCAAATGTCATCCGTGTTCTCCTCTTGGAAGCGTGCGCAGTCTGCGACCATGCTCGCGAGCGTTTCGGGCGCAAGGTCGTCTCCCGAGTAGTTGGCGTCAAGCGGCTCACCACCGCTGTCATCGCTTTCGTCAAGCGTAGACCAGAGGGCGGCTTCAATGTAGGCTGCAGTGAACGTGTCGATCATCTGTCGGGGTGTCATACGTCCCTCACAAGGTAGGTTTTGCCGTCAAAGTCGAATTCGATGTAGTCGGGCATGACGTTCTCAGCCGTGGCTTCCCAGTCGGACAACGATGCGCCGCGTGCCCTGCTCGCCATTCACGCGGCCGAACAAGCCGAGGGCACACTCGCGGAGCGCGCTGCGGAAGTACGTCTGCCGACCGTTCCAGCGTCCACCGTCCCGTGCCTTGCGGCTCATCGTCACCTGGACGCCGGTGATCAGAAGGTCGAGCGCGAGGATTTCGTCGCCGCTCGCGAGCGAACGGAACGACACGGGCCGCTTGCCTGACGCGAGGTAGAAGGCCGTGATGATGAGCGCTGCGATTCCCATACCCGTTGTTTGCGTTGCCATACTAATTAGTACGGCGAATTGACTCCGGGCGGTAGGGGCCCCGCGCGTTTTCTCGGACGGATGTTCAGCTATCGGCGGATCGCGCGCCAATCGGCGACGTCTCGGGGTGTCGGTCCCGTCGCGCCGCGATCCATCGAAGGGTACATGAGGGTACCCGGCTTGTGGGTGTGCTCCAAACCCATCGCATGCCCGATTTCGTGAGCCTCGCACGCGGTCTGTTGCGCGTCCGTCAAGACGTCGACGTTGATCGTCACAAGTATCGGCGCTTGCGCATCGTACCTCGCGATACGGGTCAGGCCCATCACGTTGGGGTTAGCGTCCGCTGCGACGATCATTTCGTCGGGTGTCACGGGGGCCACGCAAACGAGCTTGTGACGTTCGCTGGTCTCGGTCATCGGGTCGCAAGGCACGCCGCTGGGGAGCACGGTCAGGCGCGCCTCTGGCAACGCCGCGCGCCACTCCTCTAGCGCCCGCTCCAGCGCGGCACGTTGCGGCGGCGTGAAGTCTGCCGAGACCACGAAATCGTATTGCCGGACATCGGGAACATCGAACGGAACGCCGAATAGGGGTAGCACACCCCATTTTAGCCGCTACCGCCCGAATAGCGCGAGCAGCGTCTCGACTTGCCAGGCCGGCACGGTCCCGTTGCGCACGTCCGCTGCGAGCTGCTGCAGCCGGTTCGCCATCCGGGCGCTCTCACTCGGCGCGGGCGGCGGGGGGACGCGGATCGTGGTGCGCTCGCTCGTCTCGGAGGTCATCGTCGGGTGCATACTAATTAGTACGGCCGACGGCGAAATAACTCCAGCCAAATAATCCCTCCCCGGCGTTTTTTTCTTACGCTAGCGTTATGCCTTGCGTCAATCGTCCGCTTCTATTACCTTGCGCTCCCGAAAGAGAAACCCATGCGCCGCGATAAATCCCTCGATAAGCTGTCCTCCACCGTGGAGTGCCCCATCTGCCGCCAGACCTTGAAGCACGGCTTGACGGGTCTCTCGTCTCACGTGCGCTACAAGCACGGCCCCGACGAGATGCCGCGCGCCTGGCGACCCGAAATCGCTGATCATGGCGCCCGCTGGGAGGCGTACCAGAACGAATTCGCGTGGCTTTGGGGTTCGGCTCGCACGAAAGGACCGGGCGCGAAGCTCCCCCCCAGCCAGCGCACTAAGACGCCGTCCGGTGAGATGGCAGCGACGTCAGGGCACCTGCCGCAAGCTCGTCTCAGTGCCTTGTACGCCGAGCAAGCGCCCCCCGTGCTGACGTCGGTGCCGCCCGCGGGCGAGACGTTCGAAGCGCCGTGCCCTACTTGCCACGGGTCAGGCAAGGTCAAGGCCAGGTTGGCTTAGCTTGTTCAGGTGGCCTCAAATGTATTGACGCCGGCGTTACAGGGCGTCACTGCGGGGCGTTTCGGTGCCAAGCCCTTGATCATGCAGGCTTGTTACTACTGTTACTCCTTGTTACTCTATCTAGAATGATCTAGGCGGGGTAGAGGGGGGGGTATTAGACGATATACGTACCTACGTAGGCCCCCAGAGCTATGTAGCAGATCGCAGTAACGGGCGTAACGGGCGTAACACCCGTAACGCTGTTTCACGAGACATCGCGCACTTAGCTCTATCGCACATGGTAGTCAAAGCACTTCAATTGAGCCCGAGTATTTTTATTGCCCCTCCGACTTGACCCGAAACTAATTAGCCGCATAATCAACGGACGATGAACGACGCACTGAACAAGGCCCGAGTAATTCGAATCACCCCCGTGCCCGCGCTCGCCGTTATGTCTGCAGCGGAAATCGTCGCGGTTATTCGTCAGGCCGGCCGTGATCAACGCCGCGCCACGAAGGAATATTATTTCCCGGCGCAGAAATAATCCCCCGGGCCTAAAGAATACTCCCGGACGGCCGTTCTATTAGTTACCGGGCCAGAAATACTCCCCGCAATCAATATCCACCCCGAAAGATATTCCAATGAACCGCATTATCCTCGCCGCTCTCATAGTCGCTAACCTGATCGTGGTCGCGGGCATCGCTCGGGCCAATGAGGTCCAGGATTGTTTGGTCGTGAAAGGCGAGCTTGTCTGCGCCGCGCCGCGCCCCCTCACCGGCGCGCCCCCGGTCGTGAAGCACGTCTCCAGCGCGCCCACGGCCAGCAAATGAATACCTCGCTCTACTCCGTGACCTTCGTTGACGGACGGCGCATCGTTCTGTTCGCCCGATCGTGGGCCGATGCCATGATCAGCGCGGAGCGTGTGTCCCGTTGCAAGGCGCATGCCGCAGTGCCTGTTCATGCGTGAGGTAATCCGTCGATTCGCCTCTATGTTCAGTGAACGGCTCGCGGTCGCGCAAGCGCGAGCGGACCTCGGAGCATTGGAGGCTAGCTGGCGATTGCGCCGGTTCTTGCGCGCGCCGCGATAACCCGCTAACCCCACCAAAGCCAACCTGAACCGGATCCGCGGCGTGCGCCACGAGATTGCTGACCTCGCCCGAAACGGCTTCTGAGGTCAACGTCAGGGCAGGGCGGCCCTAATACCGCCCCCTTCGCCCGCGCCGAGGCCTAAACACCGGGCGCTCGCTCTCGCCTCCGCGCCGACACCGAGTTTTTTCTCGGTGTATATGCGCCCCCACCGATATTGCGGTGCGCATGCGACACGTAATTGCCGTGCGGCACACATATCGAGCTCGAATGTGCGACTCGAATGTGCGACAGGTAATTGCCGCTGCGCGCCTACATCCACATCAATGTCGGGTTTTAGGCAATGGGGCCCCACATGTCGGGGGCGGTCGACCGGGCGCTGACTCATGCCTGTGATCAAGAAAAATACTCGAGGGAAATTTGAAATAAGTATTTCCTAAGTCCGCGGCCGGAATAGAAAATAATATTTCGACAAATAGAAATATTGATAGCAAGTTCCCTTGCCGAGCCCGTCCACGTGACACAAGCCGCGAACGGCCGAACTACTGGACTAAGTTCCAGGTGTCGGGGGTGAGAGGCGCGCCGGCGGCGGCCGCGAGGAAAAGCAGACGGTTGCGTCGGTTGCGCTCGACCGGCACGGGGGATTTATTCATCGAGCACTGCGCGGCCGCGAGCGCCCAATTCTTCGCGAGGACCGCCGCGTCAAAGTGCGGATACCCGGCCTCGAACGCCCCGCCCATCGCCCACGACATCGAGAGCACGCCGAGCTGCGCCGGAGGAGGGGCGGCGCCGAGGTCGGGAAAGTACTTCAATGCCGACGCCCACATTTCGTCCAATTGCTCGAGGGTGAGCTGATCAACGGCGTCGCGGCTGAGCCGAATTGTAGTCAGGCCCGCGCACGCGAAGGACTGCACCCGGGGCCAGGCACGCTTGACCGCCCAGAAGGCGTTAGAAACGGTTTCCGGGGTCGCAGCCACACCCGCCACGGTCCACGGCAAAGGGAGCGCCCAGGCCGGCGTGGACGCGCCGATGGGGGCATCGGGGGTCATGCGCCGGGGACCGGGGTCGATGAGCTTGCCCCGAGCGCAGGTCACGAGACCAACGTCGTCCGTGTACGGAAAAGGGCAATACCCCTCGAGCGGGTCGGTGAACCGAATAAAAGCCGAGCGGACGGGCTCGGGGGTCACGGCGCACCTAAATAGGCGACGGCCTTTTGAAGCGTCCCGACGTTGTCTTTGAGCAACCCGAGAGCCATGTTGCACGGCGAGCACAACAAGCCGCGTACGCAGGCCCCGCAGGACCCGTTACGATCGCAACACCGACGGTCGTGATCGACGCACGCGGTGTCAGCTTTTTTTCCGCCGGGCGTATTCAACCGCAGCGGCCTCGAGCACAATTTGCAGCGGCCGTCCTGCTCCGCGAACATGCGCTCGAGAGTCTCCAGCGAGATATTGTATCGACGCGCCTTTAGCGTTCGGATATTATAGTCGCGCGCGTAATCTTTTTGCTGCGCCTTGTTCCGCTTGTGCCACTCGCGATTATATTCGAGGCGGCGAGCGAGGGCTTCCGGCGATTTACATTTACCGCCCATGGGTCAGCACTTCGAGCAAATCCTCGGGAGAGGTTGCCCTCGCGTCCAAACCCACCACGGCGGGGAACTTGAGGGCTTGTAAAAGCCGGCAGGCCGCTTCGCTGCAAAAGAGGTGGTGCGGGCCGGCGGAAGGGTTCCGCCACCGGCGGCCGAAGAGGCGCCCGAGCTGCACCCACGCCTCGCCGAGCAGGCCGAGGTAGTCGTAGGGGGTCTCGAGCCACGAGCGGCAGATGCCCAGGGCGCTCGGGAAGTCGAGGTTGACCGCGACGAGATTGACGACGCGCGAGCCTTCCGCCTGGAGACGGGGGAGCGTCGACATCCGAAAGCCGCACCAAGCCGCCTCATAAACCTCGTGGTTGAAGGGCGAGATCGGGTCCTGGAGCAGGATGAACGTGTGGCTGACCGTGGCCTTCGTGAACCAGCGAATGGTCCGCGAAACCCAGCCGTCGCTCGTCGAGAAGCCGATGATGACGTTCATCGCGGAGGGAGCGGGAAGAGCAAATATTTGACGTACCAGCCCGCGAGCAGGGCCGTGAGGACGAGCCGGTCGAGGCGTTTCCGCCACGCGGGGGTCATTTGGCGTGGACGGGGGTCTCGAGCTTCGTCTCGAGCGCGTCGGTCGCCTGGTGGACGAGCGTCGCCTCGGGGACGGACGGCTGCGCCGGGGCGTTCAAGGCCGTCTCGAGCGCGTCGAAAGCGGCCTTGAGGACCGCGAGCACGCCGGTCGCGATGGCAAGCGGGGGGAGCTCGGGGGTCAGCGCGGCGGTCGCCGTCTGGAGGGTCGAAAGAGCCGCGTCCACGTCGGTCTGGAAAGACATGATCAACCTCCAACGCCGGCGTCGGACGCCGAGCAAGATGCAGAACCCACCGCAGCCACCGCGAGCGTCGCAGCGTCGTCGATGACGGTCTTGATATCCGCCGAGAAATTCAACGGAAGGGCCTCGAGTGACTTCGCCACGAGCGCGACGCCCTGAGCGAGGTCGCACGCGGCCTTCGGGGACCACTGCGTGTCGACAGCCTGCGCCGCCGCGATGATGAGCGTCCGTGCGGGAATGAGAACGTCCGCGCACTTCTGCCGGATCAAGTCGTCGCCGCTCTCTTCGGCAGCGTCCGTGCAAGCCGTCGCCGCAACGACCCAGGCGTCCTTCGCGACATCGACAGCACCGCGGGCCGCAGCCGTCGGGGAGACGGGAGGGGCGCCGTTAGAACCGCCGCACCCGACGACAGAACAGCCGCCGAGGATGAGGAAAAGACCGAGAATACGAGCAAAACGGGTCATTTTAGGCACCTGGAGGGTTACGGAAGGCCGACGGGGGGAGGCGCCGGGGGTCGAACGAGAGCTTTTTCGGCCGCGAGAACTGCCGCCGCGACGGGGGCTTCGGGGGCCTTGGGGGCGACAATTGACCCCGAAATCAGCCCGAAATAGGTCGCGAGCGACCCGGCGACGGCCGTAATGACGTGCGCGGAGGCGGCAAAGTGGGCCGGATCGGCGAGCGCGGCGGCCTGGGCAGCGGTGACGAGAGCGCCGCAGGTGATCAGCGCGTAGTGGAGCTTAGTGAGCACGTCAGTTGCCCTCTGCAATCAGGTTCGTCGCAGTGGTGCCGGTGTGCTGCACGGAAACGAAGCAGCCGACGATGAACGAGCCGACCGGCGGGGCCGTGTAGGTCACTGAGCCGCCCTTGAGGTGCGTCGCGGCGACGTTGCCGGCGCCGCCGATGTAAATCTTGCGCGCGAAGCCGTCCGTGAAGAGGATCGAGAGGTCCACGTCCGCGGCCGAGGCGTCGATGGCGACGGCGCGCGCCGGGTAGAAGTTCGTGACGGATGCGTCAACGGTGCTCGGGGCTTTTGCCGGGATCGTCATTTGTTGAGCTTCTTCTTCAACTTGGCTTGAATGAGCGTGCTGACGACCGTCGAGATCGCGGCGGTGACTACTGCGAGAACCATTTTCCCTGCTTCGGAAAGAAAACCGTCAGGGATAGCGAAATAAGCGATCAGGGAGGATACGACTCCGTGAGTGGGCGCTTCGATTCGCACCCATGATTTTAGCCCGCCGGACGGAGGCGGCGAAGCGGCGTAATCGAAGTCCGGGGCGGTTTGCATCAGGATGCCGTGAGGTGCAGGCACTGGCCTTTGAAGGCGCATTGGTTGCCGAAGCCGCCGATGCCGTACTGGTCCGGGGCCGTCGTGAACACCGTCGTCGTGGTGAAGCTGTTTCCTACCTGGACCCAGTTCTGCCGGTCGCGGCTCACCTCCACGACGAACGTAGACCCTGACGTGGCGCGCCGAAGACGGATAAACGCGGGCGAACCCGTCACGGTGTCGACGATCGGGTAATTGATGACGGTTCTGGTGGTGTTGTTCGTCCAGGTCGAGAGGGCCAGGAAGTAAGGGCTCGGAAACCCTGACGTCGCGACATCGGTGGAGACGATGATCTCAGCCATCAGCATCTTGCCGGTCGCCGATTCGCGCGCCACGATGCTAAAGCTCGGGAAGGTGTTCGAGGCGCCGCTCGCAGCAGGGGCGATGTGCGCCAAAGACCCCTCGACCGTGTTCGTGTTCGTTGTGCCGCTCGGCCACGACTGCACGTAACCACGGAAAGTCGTGGAGCTCGTGTCGTTCACCCCCGTGTAGAGGAGCGTGCCGTTTGAGTCAGTCAGCGTCGTCGACCCCTGGTTGACTGCGGTGAACGTCGCCGCGAGCGGTGGCTGGACGCCAACCACCGACCCGCCGACGAGCGGTTGCCACGCGGTACCGTTGTCGACTGAGAGGGCGACCGCGGCGTCGCTCGCGATATAGAGCCGCCCCGACGTCCCCGCCGCAGGGCGCGATGCGAAGGTCCCAAGCGAAACACCCGCCCCCGAGATGGCGACGCTCGAGGCGGAGGTCACCCGACCGTCGGCGCCGATCGCGACCTGCGCGACGTGGGTGCTGTCCCCGTAAGTGGCCGCCGTGACGCCGCTCGCCGCAATCGTCGGGTTGGGGAAGGTCCCCGCGAGGGAGCCGCCGGCCGCGCCCGTCGGAGCAGCACCGGTGATCGTGACGCTCGAGGCGGCGGTGACGCGCCCGTCCGCCGCGACCGTGACCTGCGCGACGTGCGTGCTGTCGCCGTAGGTCCCCGCTGTCGCCCCGCTCGCCGCGATCGTCGGGTTGGGGTAGCTGCCTGCGAGCGAGCCGCCGGCCGGACCGGTGCCGCCGCCCGAGGGGCCGGGGTCGCCTTTGGGGCCGGGAGGGCCGGCGACGACGGTGGAAAGCCGCATCGGCGTGACGGGGCCAGCTTGCGAGGGGTTGCGCGTTGCCATCAGGAATCTCCGAGGTAAGCCGCAATGTTGCGGCAGAACGCTGCGATTTCGTCTTTGGAGGCGTCCCGTTTCATCGCGTTGGCGCGAAACGAAATTACGCGCACGTTCCCTTTGACGTACCCGCGTTCGGGCACTATTTTGTCGATAGACGGAGCATTGGGCGGGAGAGTGCGATCACGGGGTCGAACGAGCTCGATCCCCAACAGAGGGCGAACCCGCGGGATTTCTATGTCCTCGAGAGACAGGTCAAACGGCAACTTCTCACGTCGCGACCGCGCTCGGGCATTTTGCAGAAGGATCTCTTCGTGCGGTGTTTGCATCCGCTCGCGCGACCTGGCGGAAGGGAGACGACGGCAGGCGTTGCAGAACACGTGTTTCGAGGTGCCGCGCTTCAGGGTTCCGCAGGACGGACACGCACATCGCTCACCCATACTAATAGGCGGCTTACCTTTTAGTTCCGGGGTCACGAATAGGCCCCGGGGATCTGGTTATTGGAATTTACGGTTTGTATCCAGCCTGCGCCGGTTGGATCGACGACGCTGACCCATCTTGCTATCGCCCCAAAACGAAAGTCCGCACTCGCGACCGAAACCTCGCGGTTGTCCTCGACGGCGCGCTGCATGACCGTCGGGCCCGCCCACTGGAAGGCGAGGGCGAGCGCGTCGAGCTGGGCGTTGACGGCATCGGCGCGGATGCGCGTGCGGATCTGATCCACGAGCTCGGCCGCCTCGACGCTCTTGTCGTAGGTCTTCGCCCGGACGTTGACGATGACCTCGCGGTTGCCGATCTCGGTGACGTACCAGGTGCCCGCGGGGTATCCGTCGGTCCCGTCGGATAGGACGCGCCGGTGCTCGTCGACGCCCACGGCCGTGATTGAGAAGATCGTGAGCTCGACCTTCGCGCGGTCCTGGTCGCCCACCATCGAGTCGGGGTCGAGGGACCACTGCGACGCGCCGGCGGAAAGGTCCGTCAGCGACGCGAGCACGCCGAGCAGGCCGACTTTATCGACGACGGGCGGCACGGGGCTTTTTCCAGGCAGCGAGCGAGTCGAGGCCCGCGATGAGGTGAGGGGTCAGGATCTGGATGAGGGCTTCCTCGGTCTCGGCGGCGTTCTCCCCGAGCGTGAGGCGAGCGCCCGACTCGATGATCAGCGCGTGCAGAATCTCGTGGATGAGCGTGTTCTTGAATTGCTCGGGTTTATGGCCCTCGCGAATCCAAATCACTTGATTGCCGCTGTCGCAAAGCCCGTAGTTATCCTTGAGCTCGACCTCGTCCTTCCAGTTGCCGACGAAGACGTCGTAAGGGAGGCCGCAAATCTGAAGAGTCCCGAGTTTTTTCATACGATCACCGTGTCGTCCAATTCGCCAGCACTTGCGTCGACAGTGACGACAACTTGTCCCTGCTTGCCCTCGACCTCAGCGGTAATCGAGTTCCAGAGCTGCGCGGTATCGATGAGCGGAATCTTGCGGAACTCGCCCTTCTTGCGGGCCAAAGTCGCCTTTGCGAGGGGCGGGGGGATCTTCTTGTTGATGAACGCACGGACGCCCCAGACGCTCCACTGCCCGAGCAGGCCGAGCGCCTCGTTGAACGGGGCCCCTGTCTCGAGCGCCCAGAGCAAGGAGGTGCGTGCCTTGCTCGTTATGCGCGACTCGTTCGCATCGACCCACGCGCGGAGGAAAGACCGCTGCGGGACGTTGCCGTCGCCGAACTCGTGCTTCTTCGCGATTTCGTCCGTCGGGATGCCGCTCGGCTGGTGGGGTGTGTCGGGCACACCGACCTTGACCGAGCCGCTCGCGCCAGCGAACGCACGGATCTTCTTGTAGCCCTTGTCGACGTCGATGATGCGCAACGACATGATCAGGTTACGCGAAAGCCGGAGGTCACCCCGCGCATCAAAAGCGCGAACTCCTGGCCGTACTGGGTCCTTTGGTACCCGTTGCGGCCGCCCTTGTCCGAAACCATTTTGGCATTCTGGCCCCACGGCGAGCACGCGAGCTTGTGCGCCGCGAGGTAAAGCTGCCCCTGGTCGGCCTTCGTCATCTGGCCCCCGGCGACGCCGTACGCGCCCCAGACCGAATTGTCGATCTCGAGGGCGGCTGCGCCCAGCATCATCCCGACGAGACCGTCGGACACGGAGTTCATCTCCGGGACCTGAGCCCGGAACATGGCTAACGTAGCGATTTTATTACCCTCCCCACTTTTCGAGATATCGCGCGGCGGCCCGAAGGTCGGGGGCCGTGCGGATATGCCCGAGACCCTTATTGCACCCAGCGCAAAGCAGGTCGCGCGGCGTCTTCACCCCGTTAGGCTCGTGGTGATCAGCGTGAACACCGGCCGCCCCACCTTTGACCAAAGCTTTTTGGCATATGGCGCACTCGCCATTTTGAGCCCGCCATGCGGCGTCAAAAGCTTCGGACGTCCAGCCCGTTCGGCTCTTACGCGAATGCGCGGCGTGCGTTCCCGCGGGCCGGGCCGCGTTGTAAGCTCTCTTAAGCGCGAGGAAAGCCGCCGGGTCAGCCGCCCGTTTTTTGGCCATGTACTGGCGGTTCTTCTCTCGCCGGCAAGGCTTGCAGCGACCGTCGGAGTATTTCTCCGTCGATCCGCAGGTCGGACAGGCCAAGGTTGCCACCGGCTATTTTAGCCTGGGATTTGGAAGAGGAAGGGGGTCGCCGCCGGCGTCGCCGCCATCGCCGCCAAACCCACGAGCGAGACCGTTTGCACGATATGCGTCGAGGTCAGGACCGCGGCATTTGCGAGATATACGTAGACCGGAGGGGTGAGCGGCTGCTCAGTGCCAATGGGGTCGAAAGGGATAGGCCCGATTTCGCCGCCGACGTTGACCCTGTAGAGCACCGCGTCGGCCGAGGTCACGACGCCTGCGACGCCCGTCAGATTCACTTGGGGGTTGACGAGCTGCAGCGCCGCGCGCGTGCCGGAGGTGTCGACCGTGGCGGCCGAAACGAGCGCGCGGACGTGGTGGACGGTCAGCGTCGCGTGGGAGCCCGAGGTGTCGACCGCGGCGGACGCGGCGAGGTTGGCCAGGACCGTCAGCGAGGCGGCCGTGCCGGCGGAGCTGATCAGCGCGACCGCGGGGCCCATCGGGACGACGGCCGTCAGCGCCGCCACCGTGCCGGCGGTCGTGACCGAGGCCGTCGATATGAGCGATTTGTTGCCGTGGTCCGTCAGCGTCGCGACCGTGCCCGTGGTCGTGACGAGGGCGATGGCATTCAGCGAGGCGAGGACCGTCAGCGAGGCGGCCGTGCCCGTGGTCGTGACGGCCGCCGTCGAGGTGAAGGACTCGAGGACCGAAAGGGTAGCGACCGTCCCGGCAGTCGTGACGAGCGCGCTGGTCGTGCCGAGCGAACGGAAGACCGAGAGGGTAGCGGTCGTCCCCGCGGTCGTGACGAGCGCCGTCACGTTCAGCGAGGCGAGGACCGTCAGCGTGGCAACCGTGCCGGTGGTTGTGACGAGCGCCGTCCCGGCGAGCGGGGCGAGGACGGTCAGCGAGGCGACGGTGCCGGCGGTCGTGACCGAGGCGGTGCCCGACAGCGACGCCAGGACGGTCAAGGACGCGATGGTGCCCGTGGTCGTGACGAGGGCGCTGGTCGTGCCCAGCGAGCGGAACACGGACAACGTCGCGGCCGTGCCGGTGGTCGTGACCGAGGCCGTCGACGTGAAGCTCGCGAGGACGGACAGGGTCGCCGTCGTGCCGGTCGTGGTGACGAGGGCGCTGGTGGTCCCGAGCGACCGGAAGACAGAGAGGGTTGCGACGGAGCCGGACGTGTCGACCGCCGCGGTGCCGCTCAGCGATGCGAGGACCGTGAGGGTCGCAACGGTGCCCGTCGTCGTGACCGACGCGGTGCTGGTGAAGGAATCGACGGCCCCGGTTTGGACGAACCCGAGCTCGATATTACCGGGCTGACTGGCTGCGGCCCCTAGTTGGCTGGTGAAGGCCAAGGGTCATCTCAGAGGCGATAAGTAATCGTGATTTGCCCAGAGCCGCCGTTGCCGCCCGTGCCACCGGCGCCGCCCGTGGTGTTGCCGGACCCGCCGGCGCCGCCCCCGCCGCCGCCCGCGCCGGAGTTGGCCGCGCCCGCGCCGCCATTGCCGCCCGCACCCCCAACGCTTGACGCGCCAGTCGTGCCAGCGACTCCGTTATTTGCCCCGGTTCCGGCGGCGCCGTTCGTGCCGTGAACCGCCGTCGCAGTGCCGCCCCCGCCACCGCCCCCGCCACCGCCCTGGCCGCCCGGGCCGCCCCCGCCCCCGCCCCCGCCCGTGCCGCCGGCATTCGTCGAGGAGGCCGTGCCGCCGCCCCCGCCGCCCGTGCCGCCAGCCGCGTTGCCTCGCCCCGTCCAGGGGTTACCCGCGGACCCGCTGCCGGCAGTGACGTTCGTCGTGACGCCGCGACCGCCGTCTCCCCCGTTGCCGGGATACCCTGAGCCGCCGGCGCCAGAAGAGAGCGCGGAGGTAGTACTGGGGCAATTGAGGCCCGCGAGGACGAGAACCGAGTCGGTCGGGCTCAGAGCGCTCGATGCGTAGACGTTCGCGGTCCCGACGGCAGATGATGCGGACGCGCTCCAGGGCGCCCCGCCCATTGAAAAGATGCCGGTTTCTGCGGTCACAGAAGTCCGGGATGGCCCACCGCCTGAGCCGCCGAGAAATTGGCAAAGACTGCCTACCGTGCTGGCCGCGCCGTTCTGGCTCGTGGTGCCCGCCGATGCTCCGGGCCCGCCCGCGCCGCCCGTCCCGCCCGCGCCGATCGCGACCGCGTATCCGGTGTTTGGAGTGACCGCCACAGTGAAGACCGTGTTCTCTTCCGCGCCCCCGCCGCCAGCGCCGCCCAAAGCCGACCCGAGAGTCGTGCCGCTCGCGCCGCCCCCTCCGCCGGTGCCGCCCCCGCCGCCGCCCCAGCCCCCGATGCTGTCCAGCGTGTAGACACCCGCCGGCGGGATGAACGTCCCGGCCGCCGTGTACGTAATCGTCGTCGGCGTGCCGTCACCCGTGATCAGCCAGTCGGTCCCGTCGGAGTCGATCTCGAGGACGCTGCCGTTCGCCGCGAAGAGGAGCGACGTGCGCGTCGCCGTCGCAGTCGTGGTGGTCGTGCCGGTGAAGTTCGTCGCGAGGGTCAGTGACAGGTCGCTCCCGATCGCGCTGACGATGTAGTTGACGCCGGCCTGGTTGCTCGATGCGATAGAGCACCCGACGTAGAGCTCGCTCGTGAACTTGCTCGAGGTCGCAGTGACCGCTGTCGAGCCGTTCGTGAAGTGGTACGCCGTGCCCGACATGGCGAAGCCGGTCGAGGCGTTGATCTTTTCGCCCGCTGCGGGGACGATGCTCACCCAGTTGGTGGCCGTCTGGATCGCGCCGGTCTGGTCGCGGAGCTCGAGGTGTCGCCCGTCGCTCGGCGCAGGCAGGACGTACGAGACGTGGCCGCTCTTATTGTGCCAGATGGCAACGTTGTTGACGCTGTCGGTCGAGTCGATCGTGTACGTCGCGTTCGCCGTGTTCGTGACGCGCGGGCGGGTTTGCTGAAGGCCGACCTTGATTGCGTCGCGCGTGAGGACGTGCGTGACCGGCGCGCTGATCAGGTGCGTCGCCGCCGTCGTGCCTTCGGCCCCACGAGTAATCGTCAGCGTCGTTCCCGACACTGCCGTCACGATCATGATCTCGGTGTCGACGAGGATTCGCCAGTTGCCGGTCGTCGTCGAGGGCGCGCCCGTGGTCGAAGTGACCGAGCAGGTAGTGGCGCCCGTCGACGTGATCGCCGCCGAGAGGGTTGTCGCGTAAGTATTTGCGAATAGCTCAGTGATTCCCACGCTCATCGGTGTCGCTCCAAGTAGGCAAGGATGGCGTGCAGAATTGACGGGCTCTCACGCACGAGACCGATCGCGCAATTGCACCGCGAGCAGCACAGCCCCCGGTTCTTCTCCGTGGCGTGGTCGTGGTCGACCGCCAGAGGTTGCGTGACGCCCCGTTGTTTTACCGTCTCAGGCTCCCCGCAGATGGCGCAGACGCCGCCCTGCGTGGCGAGCAACACGTCGTATTGCTCTTGCGTCATCTTGTATTTGCGGGACAGCTTGTAAGCCCGTCGCTGCTCGCGTGACGGCGTGATATTTGTGCGGGGTCGACCCTGTCGTGCCGCGTCGCGGGCCCTTTGCTCAGCGCGTGCGAGCTCACGATCTTCAGGCGACATAGCAGCCCGGCTTTTGCGCTTGTATTCGCGAGTTTTCGCGAGCAACGCCTCACGCGCCTCCGGGCTGAGGGACGCGTAATACTTCTGGTTCTGAGCGCGGACGGGGTTCGCGGTACCCATACCTATAGAGGGCATAGGAATTACCCCTGGGCGGTGCCCCGGTTCAGTGAGCGAGTTCGAGAAGATGCAGCGCGAGGGAGTGGGCCTCGTCCCGCGTGATGGGGAAGCTGAGCGCCGCCTGCGTGCCGCCGAAGGCCGTGGCCTTGGTGACGGTGACCTTGTTGCCCGAGCAGTGGATGTAGAAGCCGCGCCGGTCGTAGACCGCGGTGCCCGGCTTCTCCTGGCGCAGAATCGTCGCGGACGTGCCCGCCGTGGTGGCGAGAGCTGTTCCAGTGAAAGCGTCGGTGGCCATGGGACCTCAGCTCACGAGACGGAAAGCGTCATATTCCCCGAGAGGAACTCGACCGTGTCGCCGTTGCCGACAGCGACGCCCGTGAAGGCTCCGTAGGCGAGCATGTTGCCAGCCGTGACCGCGTCGTAAATCGCCCAGCCGACGACCGTTCCCCACGATCCCGACGGGGTCGCGAAGACCTGGTTCGCGCCGCTGACCGACGTCGCCGGGGCGGCGCCGCTCGGGGCTGCGAAGTTCGTTCCGTTGATCGTGAAGGACTTGCGTGCGTACGAGCTGCCGCTGACTTCGACCGCACTCGCGTCCGAGCCGTTGACCGGCGCAGTCGTGAAGAGCGCGATATAGCCCGTGGCGGGGCACGCCGGGAAGGTCGTTCCGCGGAACCAGTTGAGCGCGGCGTTCTCGAGGTACTGCGAGAAGCCAGAGGTGACCGTCATGTGAATTAGCTCCTAAATCAACCGGGTTCGGATCAACCAGCGGTGCCGTCGAGGGCAGCGATGGCGAAGGGGTACGAGACGCGCAGGCCGCCGAAGCGGAGGTGGCAGGCCGTCTTGAAGGCCATGTTCACCATCTGCGGGGGGAACTGCTCGAACTCTTGCGGAATGACCATTTCGACGTTTTCGTCGTTCTTTTCCCACATCATCATGCGGGGGCCGCGCGTCGAGCCGTCCTGCTTCAGGCCCGCGTTCTCGAGCATCGGCGTGAAGTACACCGACTTGATTTCCGGGCGCATCTTCAGGAGGTACTGGAGAAGCGTGTCCTCGGTGAACGCCGTGCTGCGGGGCGCGCCGAGAAGGGCCGAGTGCATCGACAGCGGCATCGCCACGGCGTTCGGCACGTGGATGCCGAGGGAGCCCTGACGAATCGTGTTGAAGAGCGCGTTCCAGTCACCGACGAGCGTCGCGACGCTGATCGTGGACATCGCCGGAGCGGTCGACGAGTTGTTGTACCAGGTGTTCGTGGTCGTCTGGACCGTGAGGCCCGGGAAGTTCGTGAAGCCGCTCATCGCGGGGTCGGTCGTGTTGTACGCGGTGGGCGCGGAGAGGAGCGCGTTGCCCGTGGTACCCGGCGATTGCTGCAGGCCGAAGAAGGCCATTTGCTCGACGGCGTTCTCGATGGCGCGGCGGGCGGCGAACGCCTGGCGGGTCTCGAGGGGAATCCCACCGGCCATGCGGGCGCGGCGAAGATCCATGATGTTGTACTGGAACGAGCTACCGAGCGACACGACGCGGCTCTGGAACTCCTTCGCCTTGACGTTCGCGTCGGGGAGGTCGGCCGCGTACGAGTCGATGACCTGGGCGGATTGCGTCAGGTCGTACGTGCGCCACACGTAGCTCTCGGCTGCGGGGTCGACGCCGGCCGAGCTGGTCGACAGCATCTGCCGTGCGACGAGGTTCGGGTATTTCCGGTCGTAGGTCCGAGCCATGACCGAAGTCAGGTCGCGGAGGAAGAAGGTGGCATCGACGGAGTCGACGCGGACGCCGGTGGCGGCGTAGATGCGCTCCGGGTTGATGTAGTCCTTCAGGTCGTAGGACTGGCCCGAGAAGCCGGGGAGCTGGGTGGCAATCGTCGCGAGATCCATGTTTTTCGGCCCCTATCAGCCGTTCGAGCCGGGCAGGTTGACGTCGACGAGGACGAGGTTCCCCGTGCTAGAGAGAGCTTGGCGACCGCGGATTCCCGTGATCGAGGTGGCGACTTCGGAACCCGTCGTCGTCGAGGCGGCCGCGTTCGTGAGCGTCCCGCGCTTGGTGGCGGTCGTGGACGACTCGTTGATCGTGTACGCGCCCCAGCCGGACTGCGTGCCCGTCGGATCCCACTCGGCGTAAATCCGGCCGCGCATCAGCACGGGGACCATGTCGCCGACTGCGTAAGCGACGCCGCCGATGCCGTAGGCCGTGATGCCCACCGCGCCAGCGCCTTCGCGCGTCCGCAGCACCGAGATGCCGAGCACCTTGGCGAGCGTCGACGACGTCCCCTGCGCTTGCTGGCAGGTGAGGCCGTCCGCGTTCAGGCAGACCACGCGGCCCGGCTGAATCACTTCGCTAGCCGGGAAGCTGACGATTTCGTTGTATGCGAGGTCCGCGAGCTGCCCGGGCTGGGCAACATCGGGGAACATTTGGTATGCGGTCTGACCGTACGTCGTCGCCATCTCAGTTGCCCTTCCAGGCGTTGCGGAGTTCTGCGTGCGCCTTTGCTTGGAGCTCGGCGATTGTCGGGATTGCGTTCACGTCGATTGCGTCGGCGCGAGCGTCGTCCGTCTTCGTCGCGACCACCGCGGGGGCGGCAGCGACGGCGACGACAGCGGCGAGGCTGGGGTGCGGCGCGGCGGCGGCGACGGCGAGAAGCGCGTCCACCGTCTCGGCGCCGAAGCTGTCGACTCGCGACGCGACCGCGGGGGTCACCTTCGCGACGACCGCGCGCTTGATCGCGAGGTCCGACAGCGACTTGCCGTCAGCCGACTTCGGCGAGACGCCGTGCTTCGCCGCGAGGGCGAGGACTTCGGCGCGCTCGGCAACCAGGGCATCAATTCGCTCCTGGGGGAGGGCTGCGGGCTGCGCGAGGGCCGTCTTGAGGGCGTCGCGGAGGGCGGGAAGTTCCGCCGCGTCCGTGCGCGCCTTGGCGAGTTCCGCTTGAAGGGCGGCAATCTGTTCAGGGGTCATCTGACCAGATTTTAGCCCAACCTGATCAACGTCCGTGCGCGTGTCGATTGACTGGTCAATTTCCTCGCCCGCGGCGTCGAGCCGGAGCACGCAGTTTTCGCCGCCGCGCGGGGCCACTCCGGCGGGGAGCAGGGCCACGTGATTGCCCTTGATCCGCCGCTGCACGCCGTCGTAACGCTCGCCCGTGGGGGTCGTTCCCGGCGTCGGGTCGTAGGCGACCTGGTAGCCGAGGGAGATGTTGCGGAACTTGCCGGCCTTCACCCCGGCGACGGTGTCGGCGTCGCGGATATAGAGGTCCCCGACCGCGAGCTCCCCATCTTGCCGGACGTTGTCGCCCATGTGCCCGACTGCCTCGGCCTTCCACGACTTCGCGCTAACGAGGCGGGTTGCGCTACGGGGGTGGTTCACCGTCACCGTCGCGCCGGCGAAGCTCTCGAGGGCGGAGGGACTGAACACCTCTTCTGCGGGGCGGTATTCACGGCGCTGCGACCCGTCGGGGTTGAAGTAGGTGAAGATGCCCGCGCGCGTGAGCTGGCCAACGACTCGTATTGAGCCGTCCGGCAGGTCGCGAATACCCGTCGCGTCGAGGCGAAATTCGTCGAAGCGAAGCACGGCTAATTTTAGCCCTGGAAATCCGGCCACTGGACGGGGGCTAAAATTACTGCACGATGCCGATTGCCGACGTCCTGACCGTATCGATTTCCGTTTCGGGGGCGGGCCCCACGCGGGCTGGCTTCGGCGAGCCGATGCTCGTGGGTTACCACACGCACTACACGGACCGCAGCCGCGAATACACGACCCTCGCAGGCATGGTCGCGGACGGCTTCGTGGTGACGGACCCGCTCTACCTGATGGCGCAGAACGTCTTCGCCCAGCAGCCCTCCCCTACGGCCGTCAAAATCGGCCGGCGCGCGCTCGCGATGACGCAGACGCTGACGATGACCTGCACGTCGGCCTCGGCGCTCGATACCTACAAGTTCAACCTCCGCACTCCGGGCGGGACCTGGCGCGCGGTTTCGGTTGCCTCCACGGGCGTGCCGGCGACGGACGTTGCGACGATCAACACGGCAGTGACGGCGCTCGCCATCACCGGCCTCACGGCGACGCACTCCGGCGCAATCCTGACTCTGACCATGGTCGCGGGCTCGCTGCTCGACGTCCAGCCGGACTACGTGCATACGACTTTCGCGGACACGACGGCGGACCCGGGCATCGCCACGGACCTCGCCGCCATCCTCGCGGCCGACAGCGCCTGGTACGGCCTCCTGCTCGACAGCCAGTCCCCCGCCGAGATCACCGCTGCGGCGGCCTGGGTCGAGGGCAACGCCACGAAGCAATTCTGCTGGAACTCGACGGACACCGCCTGCGCGACCTCCGCGACGACGGACATCTTCTCGACCGAAAAAGGTCTCGCCCACAAGCGCAGCTTCGGCCTCTTCAGCCAGGGCCAGCTCCTCTCCTACGCCGCTGCCGGCTGGATGGGGCGCCTCTACCCGACCGACCCGGGCAGCGAAAACTGGGCGTTCAAGACCCTCGCGGGCGTGCCCGTCGACGCTCTCACGGACGCGCAAGTTCACGCCGTCGAAGGCAAGAACGGCTCGGTCTACACGACGCTTTTCGGGCTCAACCTCACGCAATTCGGCAAGACGCCGGACGGTGAGTGGGCAGACATCATCCGCGGCGTCGACGCCGTCACGAACGCGCTGCAAGTCGGCGTGCTCGCGCTCCAGGCGAACACCCTCAAGGTCCCCTTCACCGACGCCGGCGCGGACATGTACCGCTCGGTGATCAGCGGCGTCCTCCAGTCGTTTACCGACTCCGGCTTCCTCGCCGCGGTGCCGGCCTTCACGGTGACGATCCCCAAGGTCGCGACGGTGAGCTCGGTCAACAAGGCCGCCCGAAATTACCCGGGCATGAACTTCAGCGCCACGCTCGCGGGCGCAATCAATTCAGCGACGCTCAACGGCGTCCTGTCCTCGTAAAGGGCCACGTAAATGTCTTTGAAGAGGTATGACGCCGCACAAGTTACGGTCGTCCTCGCGAACGTCCTGATCCAGTCGGGATACGCGGACGGCGAGTTCTTGACGATCGAGCAATCGGCGCCGGACTACGAGACCGTGGTCGGGACCGACGGCCAGGTCGCGCGCAGCCGCACGAACAACCGGCACGCGACGATCAAGCTGAAGCTGATGCAGACGTCGGACGGCAACACCTACCTGACGGCGCTCAGCAACTCGGGCCTGCTCGCGAAGAACGGCGCGGACATCGGCAGCATGATGGTGCGCGACCGCGTCAGCGGCGTCTGCCAATTCACCGCGGCCAACTGCTGGATCGCGAAGCCGCCGGATGTGAGCTTCGACAACAAGGTCACGATGCGCGAGTGGACTTTCGAGTGCGACAACCTCGTCCGCATCGACGCGGGAAGCTGATCAGCGACTTATTTAGCTAGACCCGCATCGGTAGAGGACTACTCCCATGCGTGAAATCGTCGAGAAGGACATCAACGGGTTTCGCTACAAGTACGAGCTGCTCGGCGCGAAGCTCGGCAAGAAGCTTCTGGCCCGCATCGTGCGCGGGGTGGGCCCGGTCATCGACGAGTTCCGCGGGGACGACGGCGAGCCCGCGGCGAAGCTCTGCGCGGCGCTCAAGGACGAAGACCTCGACTACGTCTGCGACACCCTCATGTCGACGACGCGCTTCTCGCCGCTCGACAACGCGGACATCGAGTTCCTCCTCAAGGACAAGTTCGACGAGCACTTCGCCGGGCGGTACGGCAGCATGATGCTCTGGGTGAAGGAAGGACTGGTCGCCAACTTCGGAAGTTTTTTCGGAGAGTTGGGCGCGGACCTCGGCGAGCTGAAGGAGATGCTCGCGCTGGCGATGGCGAAGTCGACCCCCTCAACGAAGAGTGGTTCTGGTTCCGCCTCGTCGCTAAAGGATGGGGCAGTCTAATCGAAGTTCAGAACGACTGGACCTTTGAAGACGCCATCAACGCCCATGATCTGCTCGATAGACTCGATGAAGCCGAGCGCGCGGCTCACGAGCAAGCACGTCAGCCTCGACGGCGCTGAACGGCCGGGGGGTATCTAAATGGCATTGCGCGATATCCTAGTTCGCTTCGGCATCGAGATCGACGGCAAAGGCAAGCTCGACGAGGTCGACGCCAAGCTCAAGAAGGCCAAAGACTCGGCGGGTGACCTCGAGAAGATGCTGAAGCGCATCGGCGTCGCCCTCGTTGGGAAGGCGGTCGCCGACTTCATCCTCGACACGATCGAGATGGCCGACGCACTGAAGCACAACGCTGAGCGTCTCGGGGTCACGACCGACGAGATGCAGAAGTACCAGTACGTCGCGGACGTCATGGGGGTCTCTGCGCAGCAGGCGGCCGTCGGCCTCCGGTTCTTCAACCGGGCCATCGGCGAGGCGGCGTTCGGCACGAAGAGCGCGGTGAAGGTCTTCGCGCAGCTCGGCGTCTCGGTGAAGGACGCGAACGGGCAGATCAAGCCGACCGACGAGCTTCTGTTCGAGGTGGCCGACAAGATCCACTCGACCGGCTCCGCGGCCGAGCGCACGGCCATCGCGATGCGGCTGCTCGGCCGCGGCGGCTCGTCGATGCTCCCGATGCTGCAGGAGGGCTCGAAGGAGCTGCGGAAGTACTTCAAGGACGTCGACGAGCTCGGCGGGGGCTTCAACAAGACCTTCGTCGAGCAGGCCCACGAGATCGACTACGCCATCCGGCGCCTCAAGATGGGGTGGCGGTCGATCCGCGTCGCCATCGTGACCGAGCTCCTGCCCGCGCTGTCGTGGCTCATCGACCGCGTCATGGGCGTGATCAAGGTCTTCATCGACGCGGCGAAGCACACGACGACCTTCGCGTCGGCCTTCCGTTTTCTCATGGGCGCCATCGCGGCGGGCACGGTGATCTGGGCGGCGCTGAACATCGAGATGCTCCCGGTCTACCTGCTCTTCGGGGCGATGGCGCTGGCGGTGCTCGGGCTTTATCTGATCTTCGACGACTTCTACGCCTTTATGAACGGCAAGACGTCCGTCATCGGCGACATGCTCGGCCCCGACGGCGGGGCGAAGTTCCGGGCGGACGTGCAGCAGATCGTCGACCTCTTCGGTCAATTGATGACCAGCATCTTCGGGACCAAGGACGGGGCCAAGGGCGTCGCCGAAGGTTTCGAGGACATGGTCGGGAACTCGATCCCCACGCTCGGCCGCGCCCTCATCGCCCTCATCGAAACGCTCGACACCGTCGCGCAGGGCCTGAAGGAGATTTACCAGTACGGGAAGATCGCGTTCACCTGGTCCTTCGGGCAGGGCAGCTACAACCAGGTCAACAAGCAAATCGAGGACGATAAAGCGGAGCTTGACAAGGGTCACGCGGCCTGGCTCGCGCGAGCAGGTGCCCTCGGGACCGCATGGGACGACCTCGGCAACACCGGCGCCCCTCGACCCGGCACGCGCGCCCCCGGCGGCACGGTCCCCGGCACGGGCACGGTTCCGACCGCCGACGAGCTCGACCCCGGCGCCGCGCTCAACGGCCGACGGCGCACGACCTCCGGCAGCGACCCGCTCAACCCCGGGAACATGACGATCAAAATCGAGAACACCTTCCACGTCGCCGGCAGCGCGGACCCCGCCACCATCGGGTCGGCAGCAGCCAACGGGACCAAGCAAGGCATGAAGGACGCGGCCTCTCGCGACCGCGACACCTACGACGCCGTGACCGCGGGCCTCTTGCCGCTGGCGGGGGCCTGACATGGGGACGATGCTGGCGGCCGGCCGCGAGAACGTCGTCGCCTCGTACCTCGCGTGGGGCGACCCCGTGAAGGACTCTGCGGGCCTGTTCGGGGAGCTACACTTTCACCTGGTCAAGTCCGAGCATCACGAGCGCACGGCCGTGATCACCGAGCACTCCGTCGAGACCGGCGTCGCGGTGGCGGACCACGTGCGGCCGAACGTCGACAAGCTGAAGCTCGTGGTGCACATGTCGCAGGTGCCCATTGGCTCGCCCGACTTCCAGCAAGCCATCGTGACGCTGCCGCTCGATAAGACCGGCGTCGTCGCGTCGTCGGGGGATTCTGCGGTCCCGCCGTACCCCCAGGCCGACCAGGTCTTCACGATTATCCAGGCGCTCCGTGGCATCGTCCAGACATCGGTCCAGCCGCAGACGAGCACGACCCCGCCGGGCCCGACCTCGCAACCGACCAGCCTGAGCGTCACCGTGCAAGCCGTCCCGAACGGGGGCGAGATCGATTACGTCGACACCACGTACAAGACGCTCACCGCCCTTCGCAACATGGCGATGCTCCTGACCGTGCACACCCCGCGCGCGCAGTACAAGAACATGATCATCGAGTCGATCGAGATGGATCGCGACTCGGCGACCGGTACGGGGGCGGACTTCACCCTCGAGTTCCGGCAGATCCGCATCGTCAGCTCGCTCGTCGTCGACGCCCCGCAACCCAAGGCCGTGGCGTCAAAGCCGAGCGCGGACGTCGGCAAGAAAGACCCCAAGCCCGCGACCGGCGACACGGAGTCCGCCCTGCATCGCCGGGTGTTCAGCAAGCTCATCGACAAGCTCGTCAACGGTTGATCATGGCCCTTCAAGTCATCCCCACCGACCCCGTCCGCCCTTTCTGGACGCAGACCACCAACCTCGACGGCACGCCGTACTTCCTGACCTTCCGGTACAACGCGCGCGAGCAGGTCTATTACCTCAGCATCGACTCGGCGGACCAGAGCTTCAACTACGTCCAGGGTCTGAAGCTCGTCACCAACGTCCCGCTGCTCTCCTCCGTCGGCCCCACGCCCCCGGGGGAGCTTTACGTCCTGACCCAGAGCTCGGACGATGACTCGCCGCCGGGGCTCGGGGAACTCGGCGAGACCTCCCGCTGCGTGCTGCTCTACCTCCCGGAGGCTGACCTCTTCGCGAACGGCGGCGAAGCCTCGGGCGAACCCCAACGCTTCAGCGGCTTCGTAGTCTAATGGCCGCGCTCGGCCCCTCCGCGCTGAACGCCCTCGCGACGCTGCAAGGGACCCAGCTTTTCGGGCGTCAGCTCAACCTCGTCCTCGGGGTGCCCAACTCCCCGAAGCTGCTCGCGAGCGCGGCCTTCAATGACCAGAACTCGCACGGCCTGGACGTCAGCGGCCTCGACTGCGACTTCGTCGTCGAGAAGAGCTTGAAGCCGACCGAGCCCAACACTTTGCAGCTCAAGGTCTACAACTTCTCCGAGGACACCCGGCAGGCGCTCTCGGGCGACCACGACATCACGGTCAAGCTCGAGGCCGGGTACAAGGGCGGCATCAGCCAGCTCTACTTCGCCGAGGCACGCGCGGCCTGGACGGAGACGAGCGGTGAAGGGGCGGCGACGTACGTCACGCACATCGAGTCCACCGACAGCGTCGCGCGGCCGACCGGGGTACGTAAGACGAAGAAGATCCAGCCGAACGACCACGGGGGCGGGAACATCTACCGCACGCTCGGACCGAAAGTATCACTCGTCGATGCTTTCCGCGCCCTGTCTAAAGTCCTCGGCGTCGGCGTCGGCAACCTCGAAGCGGCGGTAGCGAAGTACGGCACGGGCATCCAGAGCGTGAACGGGAGCGCGCTCCTCGGCAACGGTGCCCAGCGCATGACGGACATCTGCCGGAGCGCGGGCCTCGAGTGGAGCATCCAGGACGGACAGCTCCAGCTCCTCAACGTCGGGGGCGTGCTGTCGACGACGCAGGCGATTCAGATTTCGGAGAACACCGGCATGCTCGACTCCCCGAGCGTCGACAGCCAGGGCGTCGTGAGCGTCAAGACGCGCCTGATCCCCGGCCTCGCTCCGGGCGTCTTGGTCGTCATCGACTCGCTCTTCGTCGGCGAGGGGAGCGGCTTTCGCGTGCAGAAGTGTCGCTACACCGGCAGCACCTACGGCGATGCCTGGGATATCGAGTTTTCCGCCCTACCCTACAGCTGATCAATGCCCCTTCCCAGAAGCCACGCAGAAATCCTTGGAGCCCACCGCGACGCTCTCTTGAACGAGATGCGCAAGTGCATCCCCGCGACCGTCACCGCGGTCAACGCATCGGCGCAAACGGTCGACGTCCAGGTCGCGGTTTCGAACGTGGTCTTCGACGAGTTCGGCAACGGGTACGAAGAGCCCGCACCGTCGATCACGAACGTGCCCCTCGGGTTCGCGCGCGGCGGCGGTTTCATGGTCTGGGTGCCGGTCGCCGTCGGGGACAGCGTGCTCCTCGTCTTCAGCGACCTCTCGACCGACCGCTGGCGCGCGGGGGACGGGACGCCGCAGCCGCCGGGTTTCGCGGGCAAGCACACGCTCGACAGCCCTTTTGCAATACCTTGCTGCGCGCCGGACAAGAAGGCGCTGCACGACCCCGGGACCGACGAGGTGATCATCGGTCAGGACAGCGGACAGGCGCAGATCCGCATCTCCGCGAGCGACATTGAGCTCGGCGTCGGGGCGACGGCGGCGGTGGCGCTCTGCACCCTCATCGACAGCTTCATCAACGTCGTGACCGCGACCTACACGCCGGCCGGGCCGGAGACCGGTTTCGCGGCCTTCATCACCGCGCTGAGCACGTGGAAGCTCGCGAACTGGCCCCTGGCCGCGACGACCGGCGCCACCTTGGTCAAGGCGAAATAGCGGGCGCGGCGTGGCGACAGGGGACTTGGGGAAGTAAGAACCGGCCGCCCCCGCCGCGCCCCCGACTCAACCAAGGGCTATTTTGTAACCGTCAATATGTATGGGCCTCCTCACGCCGCGCGAAGTGCAAGAATGCCTCAAGTGTTCGCTCAGCGCGGCCTATGACCTGGTGCGTCGCCTGCCCCATTTCCGTATCGGGAAGCTTCTACGGATTGACGACGGCGTGTTTCAATCCTATTTGGCTGGATGCGAACGCCCTACCAGCTCTTCCGTCCCGAAAACTCTCCTTTCTGGTACGTCCACCTCGTCGATCGCGAGGGCAAGCGCGTCCGCCGCTCGACGAAAGAAACCGACGAGAAGCGCGCGCACGCCGTCGCCCGCGAACTCGAGCGACGACTTGCTGACCCGACCCATCGCGCCGCGGACTCGACCCTCGTCGGCGACGCCTGCCGCAACCTGATCGATTACCTCGAGCTAAAAGGCCGCTCCCCCGCGACGCGCCTCTTCTACACGAAAAAACTTCGGCACCTCATGCGGGTCCTAGGAAAGGGCCTGCCGCTTGCACAAGTCACGGCGCCGCTCGTCGATGAGTACATACGTGTGCGCCGGGGCGAGGGCGCTGCCCGTTACACCGTGGCCAAGGAGCTGACCGCGCTCCGTATGGCCTTGAAGGTGGCGCGGCGCAGGGGGGAGTTCGACAAGGAGGTCTCGCAGGTGATGCCCGTCGGGTACGCGACCGGGTACAAGCCGCGGACGCGCCGCGTGACGATCGCCGAGGCGTGGTCGCTCATCGGGGTCCTGCCGGCGCACGCGGGGAAGTACGTCGCCTTCGTCTGCGCAACGACGGCGCGGGACTCGGCGGTGTGGCGGGCGCGCGGCGAGGACTTGCGGGGCGGGTCGGGGACGATTGTCGTGCGCGAGACCAAGACGAAGGCGGCGGCGCGCGAGGTCCCGCTGACGTCCGTCACGGCGGCGTTTGCGCGGCACGCTTTTCAGAGTGTCGCCCCGGAGGCAGCGGTCGCCGTCGACACGGGCTCGCTCCGGCATGCTCTGCACCGCGCGTGCAAGACCCTCGGGCTGAAGCCCATCTCGCCGAATGATCTGCGCCGGTCGGTGGCCCACTGGCTGCTGAGTGCGGGGGCGCCTCGCGGGGTCGTCGCGGCGTTCATGGGGCACTCGAGCACCAAGATGTTGGACGAGGTCTACGGCAAGCTCGACGCGCAGGAGATCGGGGCGGCGCTGGCTCGGTCGATGAGCGAGGGGCCGGAAGAGAGTTCCCCCGACAGCCAGCGGTGATCGAGTCAGCCCAAAGTCAGGCAGGAGCCCTGGAAACAGCGCACGTACTGCAAGCAGTGCAAACGCTAACCCTTTGAAATCAGTGCGCAGGGGCGGAATCGAACCGCCGACACGGGGATTTTCAGTCCCCACGCGCATGTAAAATACTATTTTACTTTCGTGCGGTTGGCGGCGTCGGTTGCGGCACTCAGACGGAAGTCAGCCGGCGGTCAGAAAAAGCAGCAGAGCAGCGTCGAGCGCACGTCGAGGTTGCAGGTCATCATCTCCGTCACCCCCATACCCGTCGGGCCGGCGTCGGGGAACCTTCCGGTGATTTGTATCCCGACCGTCCCCGCGTCCGCCGGCAGGGGGTAGCAGCTCACGACCGAGCCGGGGTTGCAGCCAGGGAGGTAGGGGTCGCGCGGGTAGAACTGGCATACCGCCGGCGGCGCCGCGTCGCCCGCGTCCGGGTACACGATGGGGTCGTTGGCGTGGCTCGGGGCTGCGTCCGGCGGCGAGGGGGCGGCCTCGGGTGCGGCGTCGGGGACGGGCGCGTCCTGGCCGGCGTCAGGGGCGGCGTCGGGCAGGTCCGGGACGGTGGGTGCGGCGTCGGGGAGTGTCGGCGTCGTGTCGGCGTCCGGGGACATCGCGGGGACGTCGGCGTCCGGTGACATTTCGGGCGGCGCCTGATCAGGCGACATCGCCGAGGCGCAGGAGGTCGTGAGCAGGGCGGCGGCAAGGATGAGTCGCATCGTTCAAGGGTGACCTAAATCGGCGGGTCGTCGAGGCTAAAATAAGCGGAGGAATGTCCGCCTTCGCTCAGCTCCCCAACGGCGATTTGGACTTTTCGACCGGTAACCTGCGCGTCGAAAAGTCCGTCGCGCAGTGCACCGCCTGGAAGCTCTCGAACCTATTCACGCTTTTCAAGGGTGAGTGGTTTCGCGACACGCGCCAGGGCGTCCCGTATTTCCAATACGTCTTCGTGAGCAATCCCAACCTGTCCCTCATCGGCAACCTGTTCCAGCAGGTCATCATGTCGGCCCCGGGCGTCGCCGCGATTACAGATTCCGCGCTCGACTACAACCCCCGCGCTCGTACCCTCGCGTCCTCCTTCACCCTCACGACCAACGACGGCGCGGTCCTGGTCGGCGGGCCGGGTGAGCCCTTCCTCATTACCTCGCCGGGTGACCAATGAGCCCGCAAATTGGTAGCGCGCATATGGTGATGCCCTATGCCGACCCCGAGGCCCGACGCGCGTATCTGCAAGCCTACATGCGCGGGTACCAGAACCGCCCTGAGGTGAAGGCCCGGCGCGCTGAGGCGGCGAAGCGCCCCGATCAGCGCGCAAAGAAACGAGCTACGGCCCGCGTCCGTTACCATAAGGATCTCGCGGCAAACCGAGAGTATCAAGCGGCCTACAAGCGCGCTACGTACCCGAGACTGCGCGAGAAGATTTTGGAGCAGAACAAGTCCCGGCACGCTGCGGACCCCCGGCGGCAGATGGTGCAGGCGGCGAAACGAAGGGCGCTACGTGACGGACTCCAGTTCTCTCTGACAATCGAAGACCTGCAGATGCCTGAATGCTGCCCCGTTTTCGGCACGCCTTTCGAGACAGGTCAAAAGGTCGCGCGCCCGACATCGCCGTCGCTCGATCGGCTCGATAACACCAAAGGTTATGTGCCGGGCAATGTCTGGATCATCTCGCGTCGAGCGAACGTCCTGAAAAGTGATGCAACGATCGAGGAGCTAAAAACCCTTGTTACCGCACTGGAGGCTAAATGGTCGCAGGTCTGACGCCCCAGGGATATAGTGCCGAGACCGAGGACGAATACGTTCAAGATCTAAATGCGGCGATCCTGGCGAACGTGGACGCCGGGCTCGACCTATCGCCTGATCAGCCGCTCGGCCAAATTATTGGGATTGTTGCCGCCAAATTGGCAAGTTTGGACGGTACGATCCAGACCGCCTACAACGCCATTAACCCGAACGCGGCCGAAGGGGCGCTACTCGCGAACGCCGCCGCCCTCTCGGGGACGCTGCCGCAGGTCGCCACGTACGGCACGGTGACCGTCCAGCTCAACATGAACGCGAGCACGACGGTCAGCGCCGGGACCGTGTTCGCCGTCGTAAATCAACCCGCGAACACCTGGGTGCTGCTCAACTCGGTGACGAGCACGACGAGCGGCTTTTACACCGGGTTGTGCCGCGCTTCGAACCCCGGCGCCTTCGTGGCCAACGCCAACACCATCACGGTGATCAACACCCCGGCGGTGGGCCTGCTCGGCGTCAACAACGCGACGGCGGCCTCCTCGGGCGTCGACGCCGACACCGACACGACCCTCCGGCAGAAGCGCCTCATACAGCTCGCCGGGGAGGGCTCGGGCACGCTGGACTCGATCGTCTCGGCGGTCGACAAGGTCAGCGAGGGGATCATCAGCGTCTTCGGTTTCGAGAATACCTCGCTCGTGACGGACAGCACCGGCCTCCCCGGCAAGGCTTTCCGCATCGTGATCTGGGATGGCGCCAGCCCGACCGACAGCCTGAACGACATCGCCCAAGCGATTTGGGACAACAAGCCCTCCGGCATCCAGTCGTTCGGCGCGCTGTCCGGGACGGCGACCGACAGCCAGGGCATCGCCCGCACCGTGAACTTCGACCGCGCGACGCAGAAGCCCGTCTTCGTCTCTTGCACGACGACTCCGAGCTCGCTGACCACGCCGCAAACGACCGCGGTAAAACAGGCCATCGCGCAGTACATCAATAACCTCGGCCTCGGTGTCAGCATCATCGCCCGCAAGTTTTCCGCGTCGCCCCTCGAGCCCATCTCCGCCCTCGACGCGACGCCGTCGAACCCCGCGTACACGCCGTTCATCACCGACGTCGTCACGTTCGCTTTTGACTTCGTGGCCAGCCCGACGAACACGGCGAACCTGCCCATCAGCGGCCTGCAGATTGCGACCTGCTCTACCGCGAACATCTTGGTCAATGGCGTCTGATGCTCCCGGTCCAGGACACCGCCCACGTCGCCGAAGCGGCCGCTCTGCTCACGAGCCGGTACGCCAAGCTCCCGGTCACGTCGGGCCTGGTGAAGGCGCTCGTGACCCCGGTCCAGGCGCTCGAGAACAAGGTCTTCGCCGTCCTCAACGCGGTCCAGCTCTCGAGCCACCCCCTCGCCGGCGGCCCGTGGGATGTGCTCGACCGGCTCGGCGCACTCGTCGGCGCTCCCCCGCGCGGCGGACGCAGCGACGCCGACTACCTCGCGGTCATCAAGCTGCAAATCCGGGTCAACCGCTCGAACGGTCTCGCCGAGGACATCGTCCAGGTCGTCGCCCTGATCGTCGCCGGCGCTGGATACTTCGAGTGGCCCCCGGCGGCAGCGGAAGTCGTCGCGCTCGGGACCACGGCGTCGGTCGTCGCGGCGCTCCAGGCGTACCTCCCGCAGACGCGCAGCGCCGGTACGGCGTTGAACATACGCTACTCGACGTCGACGGGCCCTTACATCATTTGGGGCTCGTCCTACGGCGGCGTCACGGGCGCGGGCTTCGCGAGCACCTACGGCGGCGCGGCACTTGATCAGCTCGGAGGCTTGGCTAGCACATGACGATTCAAAACTTCCCTTGGGCGAGCACGACGAACTTCCCCGCCGGTAGCAGCGCCTGGAGCGGCCAGCCCCTGAAGGTCAATCCGAATTACAACTACTTCACGCCCGGTCAGGTGCCGACGGCGGAAGAGCTCAATTACCTCCTGAATCAACGCGACAGCATCCTCGGCGGCTTCGCTGCGGCGGCGAGCAACCTCCAGCCCCAGCAGGCCCCCAGCGGCTTCACGACCGTCCGGTCGGCAGCCTACGACAAGTTCCGCGGGCTCTGGCTGCTCGGCGGCGGGACCAACCCCGCTCTGGCGTTCAACACCGGCGGCGACACCTGGATCTCCGGCGCCCTCTCGGGACCCGGCGGCGCTGGCGCGTCGATCGTGGCGCTCGGCGTCTCGCCGGCGGGCTCGCGCTGGTACGCGTACACGTACGATGGGACCAACTTCAAAGACTGGTTCTCGGCCGACCAGGGCGCGACCTGGACGAACATCACGACCTACCTCAGCACGAGCCGTCACGTCGAGCACGCCACCCTGGGCAGCGTCCCGATCATCGCGGTCGGCGGCACGGGCAGCACGGGCTTCCTCGATTACTACGCGACCCCCGAGGCGACTCCGAGCGTGGTCGCCGGCGGCGTGAGCGGCGTCACGGCCCCGGAGTGGCTCCTGAAGGCGTCGAGCACCATCGCCGTCGCCATCCCCATGACGATCGGCGTCGGCGCGAACCCGACGTACTACACGAGCACCAACGGCACGACCTGGACGAGCCAGACGTTCACGAGCGGCATCGTCAACTTCACGAACAAGACGCCGGTCGGCCTGACGTACAACAGCGCGCTCGGCCTTTTCGTCGTGGCGTTCAGCTACACGGCGGGCCTGTCGTTCTACACCTCGCCGGACGGGATTACCTGGTCCGCCACGGCGACACTCACCGGCGCGGCCTTCGGGGCACTCGGGACGAGCGGACTCGCGCCGACGGACCTCGCCAGCGTCAACGGCCTGATCGTCGGCATCGCGAACGACGCCACGGTCGCCCCCGCGAGCGCGAACAACGCCCGGTTGATTTACTCGCCCGACGGGTCGGTGACCTGGTACTGGGGCAGCGGTAGCCTCACGGGCGGCACGACGGCGACGCAGCGCCCGCGGCTGCACACGAGCCAGTCGCAGCTCCTCGCTTTGAACAGCGTGGGCGTGCGGCTCGGGCAGCTCGTCGGGGCGCCGGCGCAAGCGCTCGTCTAAGCCGCCCTCATAATCGACAGTTGCTTCAGGGCCCACTTGGCCAAGCCAATGGCGTCGAGCGTATCATGGGTGTACTTGCGCATCGAGAGGATCGTCGCCTCGTGCGGGGTGAGGGCGGCCTCGATGCGCTTGGTCATTACGTCGCCTTTGACGCTGCCCTTCCACTGGTGCGGGGTGACGAGCGTGACGGACGCCGCGTCCTGAAAGCGCTCTTCGTACCGACCGACCACGCGCGCGAGGGTGAGGATGTCGTTCGGCCGCGCGGGGCTGTTCGGGTAGATCTGGGGGTTCTCGATGACGACCCGATCGATCTTGCTCGCGGCGAGGGGCGTCCACGCATGATCATCGGGCTTGGCGACGCCGCACGCGGACAGGTGCCAGCCGCCTGCCTCGATGAACAGGGCCCAGCCCGTAGCTTTGCCTGGGTCGATGGCGAGGAGGGAGACGGGGCGGCCCCAGTGCTCGAGGTGCTGCGCGGGCGTCATCGCTCGGTCCCGATCGCGACGAGGAGGCCGAACAACCCGAAGAAGATGATGCCCCACCAGATTTGCTCTTCCATGCTCACGGGCGCCTCGCTTTGAAGAAACCATCCTTGAGAAAGCCCCAGCCCTTGACCCGCGGCCCGACGAGGAACAGCGTCCAGCACGGGCGGCCGTCGACGAGCTCGATGCGGTGAAAGTCCGTGTCGCGAATGACGTTGATGCTGAGCGGGCCGAACAACTTGAGGCCGAGTTCGTGCCTGTTCGACCACTCGACGTATCCGCCCCAGAGGATGAGCGAGACCGCCCAGCGCCACGGGTGGTTGTGAAGTCCGCGCGTGGGGTCGTCGCTCTTCGCGATGCGGTGCAGGTACAGCTCGGGCCCGGTGCGCGTCCAGGAGCCGTCTGCCGGCTGCGGCTTGCCCCATAGGTACCAGCGCGTGAGGTACAGCGAGCCGTCGGGGGAGAGGATGTCGCGGCGGATCATCGCTCGAACCACTCCTTCCCCTTCGCCCAGTCGCAGAACTCGAAGAACGTCCAGCCCTGCTTCATCGCGAGCTGCGCGAAAGCCCGGAGCGACGGCTTGTGGTTCGTCGTGCACGCGAGGTTGCCGTAGGCGAAGTCGAAGCGTTGCTCGCGCTTCTGCTGCTCGGTCGTCGGGGGCAGCGCGCGGGCGGCCTTCATCAGGAGGTCGAGCTCTTCCTGGCACTCGGGTCCGAGGGGGTTCATCCGACCCTCTTCGGGGCCGGGCCACCGACGAGCGGCGCGACCGGCTGGTCGAAGACCTTGGTGAGCAGGTAGACCGCCATCGTGCGCGGGTGCGCCTGCTGAATCATCTTGATGGCCGTGACGGCCTTGTCGGTCGCGTCGTACTCGGTCATCGTGTCGGGGAAGGCAATTACGTACGGCATTACTATATGCCGATTAGCTAATTACTCCTCGGCGCCGGCCTTTACCGCCAGCTCCCGCCACAAGTCCCGCTCGGCCTGGCTGAACTTGCTGAAGTCCACATTGCTCGTGACCGCGTGTGCGATGTTCGCCGTCGCCAGGCCGTGGTTGAGCCGGTGCTCGTTGGCCACCATCGCCGCCAGCCTGATCAGGTCCTTGATGTCCAGGGGCCCGGGGGCGTGCGCGTAGTCGGGGTCCTGCGCGAGGTCGAGGAGCTTCTCGAGCTGGGTCACGACGAGCTTGCGCGCCGCCGTGTTCATCCGGTGGTACTCCTCGTTCGCCTGCGCCTTCGCCAGCGCCTCGTCGTTCTTCGCCGTCTTCACCGCGGCGACCTGGGCCTTCTCAGCCTCTTTCGCCTTGAACTCCGGCCGCTCGTGCAGGGGCCGCCAGACGACGACCTCGCGGGACGCCTTGTCAGAAGTTGACATCAGTGACGTCCGCGTGCGTGCGGCCCGTGAGGACGTTCGCCACCGTGGAAATTGAGCAGCCACATATGGCGGCAATTTGCTGGTAGCTCATCGCGATGCCGTTCACCGTGCGTGCGCGCAGCTCGTGAATGCGCCGGGCGCGGACTTCCGCCATCGAGGGGACGCGCATCTGGACGGGGGCCTTCACCTTGCTAGCAGCCATGAGGGATTTTAGCCCCCGACGCAGGCTAAAATAGGAGGTGCGCCTCCCCTGGTTTCGTAAATCGCCCGCCGCCCCCGCCCCGCAATTGCCCCCCGGGCCGCCCGCCGGCGACTTCCAATGGGCCCCCTCGGTCGCGCCGCCGTCGACGCAATCCCTCCGCGAACTCGGCGCCATCCCCGACAGCTATTTCGCCGGCGTCCGCAACGACTCCCTCCTCAACGGCCTGATCGGCGGCAACGGTGGCGGTCACTACCAAGGCGGCTGGGTCAACCCCCTCACGGGCCACGGCACGGGCCGCGACAAGGTCACGCACGGGGAGTTCCGCGAGCCGCACCGCCTGCCGGACGCGGAGCTGAGCGCGCTCTGGAACGGCAACGACCTGGCGAAGCGCATCGTCGGCGCCAAGGCGAAAGAGATGTTTCGGCGCGGGTGGATACTCGCCTTCCCGGGCGCCCCCGGTCCCGACGACCCGAAGGCCGCCCTCGCGGACGCCGCCGCCAAGGCCCCCGCCGCCGCGCCGCCCCCTGGTGGTACGCCGCCCCCTGGCGCCCCCAAGCCGCGCACGGACGACGCAGGACCGACCCTGGCCGCACCGGTGAGTGACGAGGGCGAGAGCGGCCCCGCAGGCCCCGCAGCGACCGCCATCGCCGACCCCCCGAAGCCCGGCAGCGTCGACCCGAACCCCGGAGACCAAGCGGGCAAGGCGGACCTCGCGAAGGCGGTCGAACTTTACGCGAAGCCCCTGCAAATTAGGGCGCGCTTCCTGGAGGCGTGCATCTTCGGCGGCCTGTACGGCGGTGGACTCCTGATCATGGGCCTCGACGACGGGGCGGACATGTCGACGCCGGTCAACGAGGAGAACATCCGCTCGTTCAAGTACCTGACGTGGATCGACCGGCGCTTCATCGTTGCGCAGTCGTATTACGAAACGATCGGGCCGAAGTACGGCGAGGTCGAGGTCTACAACATCATCAACCCGTTCGGAAACCAGGACAACAGCCTGGTCCACGAGTCGCGGGTCATTCGGTTCGACGGCGAGCCCGTGGACCTCTTCATGCGCCGGCGGCTCGCGGGCTGGACCCTGTCGCGGCTGCAATCGGCGTACGACGTGATGCGGCAGTTCGATATGAGCTTCCAGAGCGTCGCCAACCTGATGAGCGACCTGTCGCAAGCGGTGATGAAGATCAACGGCCTGGCGCAGCTCATCTCTAACGACCAGAAGACGCTTCAGACCCGGATGCAGCTCGTCGACATGCAGCGAAGCACGACGCGCATGATCATGCTCGACGCGGAGAACGAAGCCTTCGAGCGGGTCGCGACGCCGCTGACCGGAGTGGACGACGTCCTCGAGAACATGATGCTCCGCATGGCCGCCGCCGCCGAGATGCCGGTCGCGATCCTCTTCGGCCGCGAGCCGAGCGGACTCAATGCGACGGGCGACGCGGACTTCCGGCGCTTCTACGACATGATCGCCGGCGACCAGGTGAACGAGGTCCAGCCGAAACTCGAGCGGCTCTACTCGCTCATCTGCGCCGCGAAGGACTCCCCGTGCAAAGGCAAGCTGCCCGACGGTGGCCTGGAGTTCACGTGGCACAAGCTCTATGCGCCGAGCGAACTTGAGCAAAGCACGATCCGCTGGAACATGGCCCAGGCCGACGACAAGTACATCGCGAACGGGACGCTGCTCCCCGAGGAAGTCGCGATGAGCCGCTTCAGGAGCGGGGACCTGCACCTCGACACCGAGATCCAGGGCGACCTCCGACGCGCGAAGCTGGCGACGGCACAACTGGCACCGAGCGGAGCCGAGAAGTTCCAGGCGGACCAGGACGCGAAGAAGCAGGAGCTGGAGATCAAGTCGAAGGCGGTGGATGCGAAGGGTCCGCCTTCGACCTCGAAGTAGACCTACTTCACACCCGAATTTGCCCACGCTACGACGATCGATGTGTCGTCGCGCGATTGCAACTTCGTGATCGCCGGGCCGCCCGACAGGTGCGAGCGCAAGGCGTACAGCGTCTTTTGCGTGGTTGCGACGGTGCTCTCTCGCCCGCCGCTATTGCCGCCGCTAACGACTTTGGTGCGAAGGAGATAGTCGCGAAGCGTGTGCGCCGTAGTACCTGGTTGCGCCCCTTCGATCAGCGTGCGTGCGAAATCGGTGACAGACCCGGGGTTCTTGTAGAAGACCGCGGCCACCGCTCCCCACATGCAGGCCGCAAAATCCTGCTGATAATACGTCTGCAGCGCCGACAGCTCCGCGCTCAGGTTCATCGCCGCCTCGCCGACTTCGTCGACCGTCATGCCCTTGTAGGCCGCCGGCAGACCGTCCCGAATTCTGGCGACAGCCCTAACGACCGCCACCGTCTTAGGCGGCAAGTCCAGCACTTGTGCTTGCGTCCGGACGAGCGGCTGGTCGAAGTGTTTGGCTGCGGCGAGAGGCATACCAAAGGCGAGCATGACAGGGATAGTCACTCCGCTTTTGATAACCGCACTCAGTCGATGCTGGCCGTTGATCAAGACGCCCCCCGCACTGACCGAGATGGGGTCGGATAGCGTCCAGTTGCCAGCGCGCATGTCTCGCACGTACATCGCTGTTTGCTGCTTGCGCTCCTTTCGGAAGTTTGCCGTATTGAGCTTCTTGAGGGTTTCCGCCTCGTACGGGCCGATAGCTTCTTGGACGACGAAGGTTTCTCGTTGGCCCCGTGTAAGATACGTCTGAAGTCTGTCCGCGAAGTCGGGCACGGGCACTCCTTGTGCATTCGTGATGTGGGTCTTATGGCCGCTACCATTCGTCATTGTTTGCATGATCGTCTCCTTGTTTGAGTATTCTGACAGCTAATTAGCCCTGGTCAAGCCCGAAATACGCCGACATCGAGTTTTTTCTCGGTGTATATATGCGCCCCAACGAATATGCGTCGACGTACTCCACGTTATCGAACGTGAATGCGACCCCGTTCACCCCCACCGTGACGTGTTTCGCGTCGTACGTCTTCAGCTTGCGCAGGCGCTTCGACACCTGGCGGAACCTCTCGAGGAACTTCCGGGCCTTCCGCGCGAGCCGCCGGATGCGTCGCCGCCGGGGGTTCATATTTCACCTGCCGGGCAGTCGCACCGGAGCACGCCCGAGCCGAGGCACTCGTCGCACTTCCACTCGGAATCGTGGCCGTCGTCTTCCATGCGGAAGATCCAGCCCTCGCCGCCGCACTCGTCGCACGCGGCCAAGCCGGTGTCTTCGCAGTATATGCAGCCCATCACGCGACCGCCTTCAGCACGAGCGTCGGCGCCGGTCCGAGGCCGCACCCGCCGAGCGTCTCGTGCTGGTAGTCCGTCCGGCCGCACATCACGCACCGCCGCACCTTCACCCTCGGCGCCCTCGTCGCCCTCGTCGCTCGCCCGCCGCGCATGCCGCCCATCTTCGAGGCGACGTCGACCCGGAAGCCGCTGCTGGACCCGAGGTCCTCCCACTCCGTATGCCCTCGCATGCTCGACGCTTCTGCAAACAGCGTCAGCACACCCTCGTGTAGGTCGAGCATGTCAGTGCTCCGTATCCAGTTCGAAGCCGCCCGCGGGGCCGCCTCGGAGCCAGTCGTACTGAGCCACGTCGATGCCCGTGATCGTCGGCGAGCCCGCGGTCGAGTAGTACATGAGCGAGTCCAGCTCGACGGTGTGGTGCAGGCCGAGCGCGTGACCCATCTCGTGCCGCATGACGTGGAGCTGCGTCCCGTCGTCCAGCGATGACGCCACCGCTATCTCGTGCCCATGATCGTACGTGCATCCGACGATGCCCGGCTCTGAGTTTTTGCAGTCCGTCGACGTCATCGGCTGGTCCTGCGGGGCGATGTGAAAGCACGCGCTCACGGGCGGACAGGTCTCGTCGTCGAACGATGTCGTCAAGATGACGCCCGTCGTTTCCTCCCAGTCGTTGACGGCGATCGTGGCGTTCAAGGTGCTCGAGACGCTGAACGACGGTGATATGTGCACCTCGTACTCGGTAGGCTGAGCGCGCCCATGGTCGAGTTCGATTGGCGCCGCGCAACCGATGCACGGGCCGAAGAACGCCCCCGCGAGCGCGCCCGCGACGATGTAGCTCAGCGTCCGGCCGACTTGCGCCCACGGGCGGGGCCACTTCGGGAGGGAGAAGACTTGTCGCGCGCGCCCGCAATCGCGGCAGTGGCCGGAGCGGGTCTCGGTCATCCGGCAGCACTGGGGGCAGTATTCGAGGATCACGAAACACCTCCCGGGGCGCCGCAGGTGACGAGCGCGTTGGCGGTCGCGGCGACCCAGCTCTTGCGCGTGTTCTTGCCCGTGGGGGCGGGGACGTCGATGCCGAGCATGTTCGCGGCGGCGACCCAGCGCTTGCCCCACTTCTTCGGACGCTCGCCTGCCTGGAGGCGCTCGAGGATGTCGCGGTTGGCGATCGTGGCGACGCTCTTCCTGATCTGCGCGAGCCGCTCGGGGGTCTTCGGCGGGTTGGGATTGAAGGCGCGGAAGCCGGCGTTCGGGCCCGTGGCGGTGCCCAGCGTGAGCTCGGCTTTGAGGTCGTCCTCGAACTGGCCCTGGAAGTCGTTGAACAGATCTTGGATTTCAGACGTAATATCGTCAGTAAACATGGTGCCTCTTGGCCGGCGGTGAACCCGGCTATTTACCGTTCTAATTAGTGGTGATTAGCTTTTTGACTAAGTGACGCCGTTGAGCTCTTTGCGCACCGCGGCCATGGCGGCCTCTATGTAGGCGGCGGCCCTGCGGAGCTTCTCGGGGTCGTCCTTGAAGAAGCCGAGCCCTCGATTGCAGTCGAAGTGAACAAGCCCGCGCACGTTGTCAGTCTTGTGACAGTGATCGACAGCCGCCGAAGCCCCGCGCGTGCCCTCGAGCAACATCGCTTCCCCGCAAAGCTTGCAGAGGCCGCCCTGCGCAGCGAACATCGCACGACGATCCTCGATCGAGATGCCGTAGACGCGCTGAAGACGTTGTCCACGTTTTAGGTCCGCGCCGCCGGGCTTACGATACTCGGCGTGTTGATTACGGCTGACGCAGGCCCTGCAAACGGAGCGGTAACCTTCGCAGAGCTTCCCGGTCGTTCCGGACGTGATCCGATACGGATAGAACGCGGTAAGGGGCTTATTCTCTCCGCACTGCGCGCACTTTTTAGAAGTCTGTTCCAAGGGCTTTGCGCACTTCTTTCATTGCCGATCGCATCCAGCTTGTATGCTCCTGTAGGTAGAGCAGTGCCTGCGTCGCCGCGTCGACCTGATCATCCTTCTTGGACCGGGGGAAACCCAGCCACTCCGGGATGAACAGACGCTCGACCCACTCGAAACCCGGCATGCCGGGGTCAGGCAGGTACACGTTCCCCGCCTCCGCGAAACCCGACGCGGCCGATGCCCGGCTCAATTTACCCCCGCGTGGGTCGACGGCGACCAGGCCCGGCACCGTCTTATTTAGGGTCTCTATTATCGCGGTTCCGTTTGCTTTATCCTCGACGAGCTTCGTTGTAGCGCCCGGTTGGCGCGATGCCAGTAAAATTACAGCACGCTGCGTTGCGCCAAAGTTCAAATGACCGTGGATCTGGTCGAGGAGAAAGAAGTCCGCCCCACACCGGCCCCAGCACTGCCCAGCCACGAAATCGTTGACGTTCTCGTCCTTGAAGGCGCAATCCCAGGAGCATATTTGCTGGTCAAATTGAGGCGGCTTCTCGACGCACAAATAACTTTTGCCGTCTGCGAATTTGACGCCGTCAACGACCGTCTGGAGGTTCGTCGACCAGAAGCGCAGGTGCTCCCGCTTGAAGACGGCGCCGCCCTCGGGGACGGGGTCCTGCTGGAGCTGCGCGGAGGCGTTGAGGCCCCCGAGGTTGCGGCTCATCTCCTCGATCAGGTGCTGGGGGAGCCTGACGGGGTCCAGGAGCTCGCCGCGCGTCGTCCGAGGGTCCTTGCCCCAGGTCGTCACCGTTCGGCGGTCTGGGTCGAAATTGGCGGGTAGGCAGATGTGCACCGCGCCCCGCTCGAGGAGGAGGCTCGAGAGGTCGTCGCAGTGGAGCCTTTGCATAATGCAAATGAGGGCATTCACCTCCGGCGGCCGTCGCCAGCGGGAGCCCATGGTGCGGCTCATCCAGTCCTTGGTATTCTGGAGTCCGACCGGTGTGAGCTCCTCGGGCTTGTTCGGGTCGTCGATGACCTGGTAGTTGGCGTGGAAGCCAGTGACCTCGCCGCCTGGGGTCGTGCCGAGACGGAAGCCGCCCTTGTCGTTCTTGATCAGGTCGATGGCGGGGACCGAGGGGATCTTGAAGCCCTCGCCCCAACGCGCCTGGAACCAGGGGGACTGGATGAGCGCGAGCCACATGCCGGCGTCGCGGCGCGTGATCTTTTGGCCGTACGCCGCGAAGATCCAGGACCGGCCCGGCGCCTTCGCCCAACCCCACGCGGGAAAGAGGACGGAGGTTGTGGAGCTCTTCGAGCCGCCCGGCGGGACGTTGACGACGAGCTCGCGGATCTCCCCCCGGAAACACGCCTCGTAGTGCTCCGCGATGAGGCCAATGTGCCAGTTGTCGCTGAACGGACTGCTCGGGAAGACCTGGGGCCAGGCGAGCTTTATGAAGTCCTTGAGGGACCCGTTCTTGACCGTCTCGCGGTCGCAGAGGATCAGCTCTTCTTTCAGGCCCACGTCAAACCTCCAGGGCGAGGATGAGCAGACGGAACTGGTAGTGGAGGTCGTCCTCCATGCGCCGGTATGCGGCGATAGGGTGCACCAACGGGTAGCCCGTCGAGAAGTCTCCGTACATGCAATAGAGACGACCCAACCGACTCATCGGCGCCACTCGGGTAGCCGCGACATATCGAGCAGCGTCCGCCCGTAACGCCAGATTGCGTGATCGCGCATGATGCTCAGGTCGTCGTCCAGGTAATAACCCCCGGCGTCGAACTCGACCCCCTCCAGGAAGCGTCGCCCCGCGTGACTCATCGGCTCACCCGCCGCCCCCCGACGAACACCTTCGCGCGCGCCGTCAGCTTGTCGTCCTTGCCGGTCCAAAATCGCTTGCGCTCTTCCTCGGTCAGCTTCGCCAGG